AGGAGCAGCACTCGGCGACGCTGGCAACCGTGGCCGAGTTGCGTTCAGCGCTGGAGGGCAGGGCGCGCGAGGTTGAAGAGTTGGTCCATACAAACCGCTGTCTGCGGGTCGAGCTGAAGGAGCAGACCGCCAAGGCCTCACTCGTGCCTGGACTAACCGCGACACTCGACGAAGCGAGAGACCAAGTCAACACGCTCAAGAACGGCCCGTCTGCGGCGTGGATCGCCGAGTACCAGCGCGATGGCACGCGATACGCGCGGCTTGCTGCGCAGATTCTCATTGAAGAGATCGGCGCGCCGGGTCCTGAAAACGTAATAGAAACGGCCACACGAGCGAGGGACATTATCCGCACACTGCGCGGCCTGGATGAAGCTCCCCACGTCTGCCCTGGTTGCCACGCCGTAGGTCCCGAGCGTTGCGCACCTGGCTGCATAGACGCGGAGATTGAAGCAGAGCACCGCGAGGCTATCGAGTCAGGCAACTACGACAACGGGAGCGACCACGATGAGTGACCTGTCGGCGAGCGACATCATGACGCGGCACAAGCTCTCGAGATCCGCGGCGTACGAGCACATGCGGCGAGCGGTCGGCCGCATCGAAGGAGCGCGCGGTGCGCTGCGAGTAGACCCGGTGATCTGGGCTCAGTATTGGGAGGAGTTCCGAAGGTGCGGCTTTACAAGCGACGAACAAAGAGCGGCGAGTGGGGCAAGATCTGGTGGATCAGCTACTACGACCACGGGACGAAGAGCTACCAGCGCGCAAGCTCGCGATGCACGGACAAGGCAGCAGCGGAGAGCGTCGGCCGACGTCTCGAACGGGACAGCACGGATTCCGATGGGCAAGCCGCCCCGTCCGCGACCCTCGCAGGAGCGCTCGACACCGTGATCGCCGAGTACGAGCAGCGAGCGAAGGAGAAGCGGACAGCCAAGGAAACGGTGGAGTTCTACCGCAAGCGAGCAGGGCAAGTGCTGCGCATGGTCGCGGCTGGGCACCTCCCTGCCCTGCTCAACGACCTGCGCGCGAGGCATGTCGACGCGATGATTGATGCTCGGCGCGCCGAGGGCACGAGCCCATCAACGATCTCCAAGGACCTTATCGTACTGCGGATCGCGCTCAAGCTGGCGAAGCGTCGCGAGGATTGGTCTGGAGACGTGGACGCCCTCATGCCGCATCGGTTCTCACCCGAGTACAAGCCGCGCGAACGCTGGCTCACGCACGCGGAATTGTGGCGCCTGCTGGGCGAGCTCCGGCCCGACCGTGCCGCCTGGGTCGCGTTTGCTGTGGCGACCGGGGCCAACCTCAGCGAGGCCGGGAAGGCGAGCGCTGAGGACGTCCAGCGCGCTTCTGTCCACGTGCGAGGCACCAAGACGACCGGCCGCGATCGCCGGGTGCCCTTCGTGCGTCGGTGGCAACGGCTCTTGCTTGAGGCCGCCCTGTCCGCTCTCCCGAGCGAGGGCGAGCTGTTCGCCTCCTGGACGAAGATTGACCGCGACCTGAAGTTGGCTGCAGCTCGAGCGGGTATCCAGCCGCTATCGTCAAACGACCTGCGCCGGACCTTCGCCACGTGGATGAGGGCGAGCGGCGTGCCCCTCGAAGTCCTGGCCCCGATGATGGGTCACACGGACACGCGCATGCTGCAGGTGGTGTACGCCCGGCTGGACGTGGACCAGCTCCGAGACCTGGCCTTGGGTGTGCGCGCGGTGTACGCGGAGCCGGAGGATGGAGCGCATCAGGCGCACCCCTCGGACTTGATGAGTGCGCCTGATTCCCTTGATTCTGGCTCCGACTGCAGGACTCGAACCTGCGACCCGGTGATTAACAGGCCTCGGTCCGAAGCGGAGAATAGTAGCGTTTCCGTTGAGGGTGTGCCTCTGGTGCTCATCGGCCTCCGGAAGGCCGCCGCTGCGCTCGCCGAACCGGACGAGCTCGACTTCTGGCTGGCGGCAGGGGGTGAGCTGTGATCGTCGACCTCTTTGCCGGCGGAGGCGGAGCCAGCACCGGAATCGAATGGGCCCTTGGTCGGTCGCCCGACGTCGCGATCAACCACAACCCCAAGGCGCTGGCGATGCACGTGGCCAACCACCCTCTCACGCAACACCTCTGCGGAGACGTCTGGCATTACGCGCCGCGCGACGTGACGCAGGGCCAACCAGTGGAGCTGCTGCACGCGAGCCCAACTTGCACCCACTTCTCGAAGGCCAAAGGTGGGGCGCTGCGAGACGCGAAGATCCGCAGCCTTGCCTGGGTCGTCGTGCGCTGGGCAAAGGAAGCTCGACCGCGGATCATCACGCTTGAGAACGTCGAAGAGTTCGCCGGCTGGGGAAGGCTCGACGCCGAGGGCAAGCCAGTCCCGTCGCGCAAGGGTGAGACCTTCCGCCGATGGGTGCGTGCGCTCGAAAAGCTCGGCTATCGTGTCGAGTGGAAAGAGCTTCGCGCCTGCGACTTTGGTGCTCCGACCACACGTAAGCGGCTGTTCCTCGTCGCACGGTGCGATGGAGAGCGCATCACCTGGCCAACTCCTACGCACGGACCAGGCCGAGCTCACCCCTACCGGTCTGCGGCGGAGTGCATCGACTGGAGCTTGCCGTGCCCGTCGATCTTCGGTCGTGAGAAGCCGCTCGCAGAAGCCACGCTGCGGCGCATTGCTCGAGGCGTGCGGAAGTTCGTGCTCGATGCGGCCTCGCCGTTCTTGATACCCGTTTCGCACTCTGGCGACGCTCGGGTCTACAGTGTAGACGACCCACTGCGCACGGTCACAAGCTCGAGCCGAAGTCCATTCGCGCTAATCTCGCCCTCCCTCATCCACCAGAGCAACGGCGAACGACCTGGGCAAGCTCCGCGGATCTACGACATCACAGAGCCGCTCCGCACGGTTGTCGCGGGGGGAGTGAAGCAAGCCGTTGTTGCGGCCTTCCTCGAGAAGGCTTTCGGCGGCGAACGGCAGAGCGCTGGGCTCGACGTGCGTTCGCCTCTCGGCACCGTCACGACCGTCGACCATCACCGGCTCGTCGAGGTCACCCTTGGCGATCGGCGCGAGGAGGTTCGTGCCTTCCTCACCAAGTTCTACGGAACGTCGACCGGCCAAGATCTGCAGCTGCCGCTGGGAACGGTAACGTCGGGCGGTTGGAAGCACGGGCTCGTGATGGTCCAAGGAGAGCCCTACGCGATCGCCGACATCGGTATGCGTATGCTGACGCCGCGGGAGCTGTTCCGCGCCCAGGGCTTCCCCGACTCGTACGCGATCGATCCGGCGTGCGATGGCAAGAGGCTATCGAAGACAGACCAGATCTCCATGTGCGGCAACAGCGTCGCGCCGCACGTCGAGGCAGCGATCCTGCGAGCCAACTTCCGAGAAGCATTGGCGGAGTGCGCATGAGGCTCAACGAATTCTGCAGCGCTCGAAAGGCGTCGCTGAAGTACTCCGCCGACGCACCGAAGGACCCCGTCACGAACGTGGTGATCGAACTGGGTGCCGCGTCGCCCCGGTACCGCAACGACGCGTCGCTCGGTGATGGTGAAGACGCGTCGCCCACGCCGACGGCAAACGCGTCAGGCCTTCGCGTCGCTGCGGGCGCCGGACGACACACCCGAACTACCCAAGGGCGCCTCGTGGGATTGCACCTGCGTGGCCCAAGGACGAACGGATCGCGGGGACGTAGAGCGCTGCAAGAAGTGCTCTGGGGGTGGGTTGTGAGGGCGCTCCGACTGGCCAGACAGGAGCGCGCAGCCGAGCAGCGGCGCCGCCGGCGCGAGTGGCCGTTCGGCAAACAGGAGGCTTGGCAGCTGGTTGGCTTTCGCATCCGCTGGCGGCTAGCGCTCTTCGTGTTGCGGGTCATCCACGTCGGGCTGGCGGTCGCTCGATTGCGTGAGCGCAGGCCGCTGTCTTTCGTAGCCGTAAGCTGAAGCTCCAAGGTGCCACGGGTGAAGGTCTAGCTCGGTCGGTTCGTCGTCGAGGTTCATGTCTCTCTGTCACCCACCGGAGTTTGCAGTTGCTTCTGCAAGGCAAAAAAAAACCACGCCGAGCCCTTGAGGAGCTCGGCGTGGTGACCGTATGTCAGTGCAGGTGAACGTGGATCGGTGTGCGGATGCCACGAATCGTGCGGATCACGATCGGGCGACCACAACAGCAGCGTCGACTGGTACAAACCATGGCGACCTCCTTGTGCGTCTAGATCCAAAACGCTTCCTACCGGGTCGCTCTGTGCTACTGTGACCTTGTAAGCGTCGCACGTTGCGAGCCCAAACCGGATTCAGAAAACGTTCGGGATGGTTGCGGAACTTGGGACTTCGAGGAGCTCTACGAGTGGCATCGCAGGGCTCTTTTTTTATGGATTGGGGAACCTCCTTTCCATCTTCAAGCGACGCAGATGTGATCGAAGCATCTGCTCGCTAATCCGAAAAACGTAGGCCGCCTCACTCAGAGAGTGAGTGGAAAGAGTTTGCAGCATCGGCTGCGGAGCCAGTAGCTGGCCCCCGAGAGCCCAAGCCTGCCATTCTGGATCCTCGAATGGTCGCAAGTCGGACCGACGGGCAAGCGAAGGCGTTGCCGCAGTCCGCATCTTTCGACGTAGAGTCGGCGCGTGAAGGATCGCGTGTGAAAGCTCGTGCGCAAAGGTTGCGCGAGCCATGTTGGATTTTGGACCGAGCTCAAATACAGCTGCCCAAGTCTCGGGACACAGCAAGATTTCAACGCCGGAGTCAGACGGAAAGGTCAAGCCATGGCAGGCGCCCATCTCCGCCCAAGAACCCTCAGCAACGAAGATTCCGTACAGAGCCAACTTCTTGTCTATCAGCTCCGTTACGTTGAGCGGACGTGGGCGCTCAAGCATCTCGGGTGCAAGCTGCTCGAGCACAGATATTCCAACCTTAGCCAGCGCAGCCATTGAGGCTGGAGCTACTGCTGGAACGAGTTCAGCCAACAGATCGCGACGCTCAATCATCTTCAGCCTCAGCGTTCAGGATGGCTCTGATCTTGGCGATCTCCCGGTCTTGAAGACCTGCGCCCTGAACGCGTCTAGCCAACGCGAGCATCAAATCACGGTAGCGCTCACGGTCCCCGCTGATTGGGATGGCGATCGCTTCCGACTTTTTGGCGATGAGTTTTCGCGCTTCGGCCGCAGAAAACCCTGGAATGGCGCGCTCCAGCGCCATCAAACGTTCCTCTTTCAGTCCCGACCGCAAACCTCGTTCAACTTCGCCGAGCGCAGAGTGGCTAATCCCAACGGCGTCGGCGACCTGACGGAGACTTAGGTCGGCACGCACCCTGACGGTGCGAAGATACTGGCCAAACGAAACCGACATATTGGCATCATAGAGCCAAACAGTCTACGTGGCAAGCACTGCTTTCCAGGTTTCTCAAAAAGGCATGAGAACCAATGCCTTGCGCTTGTATGGTACACCATACACTAGGCATCAACGTGAAAACTAACCTCAACCGTTCCAGCCGGCGAGGTCCCCACCCATCGCTCGGTCCAGCGGCCCGCCGACGTTGGGGTGTATTGCAGGTAGTATTCGCCCACTCCTGAGCGCTGGATGGTGCCTGGATAGAGCGCAGTTGCGAAGGTTGCTCCGCCTGGGTCGATCACTGTGAGTGTGAGGCTGGACGGGTCGGCCGGGTTGTAAACAACGTCGCGTGGGCGCGTGAGGTCGAGGCCTTTCACGGTGAGGATGGCCGTTCGTTGAGCTCCAAGTCTCATGCTGCTCCGAAGGCGTCAGTTCCGCCGGTGGCGAGGTAAAGCGAGGAAGGGGCACCGGTGGCTACCATCAGGGCCTCGGCCATCTCAGGAGTCGGACCTGCGGAACCTGTTCCAGTTGCCACCAGCACGGCGCTGGGAGCGCCCTCCGCAATGAGGATGGCACTGGGAGCCCCTGCAATACCTAGGCGCGCCAACGGGCCGTTGAAGGCATTGGCGACGAACCCGTCGAGCGCTGCGATCCGCGAGGTCCAGCCCCGACCAGCAAGCACCACTGCACGATGGTTGATCACGGGTCCTCCGTCGTCACGGTGGTGGTGTCGCCGACAGTGATCACCGTCTGGTCGATCAGCGAGCCGTCGGCAGGAACGCGGCGGCTTTCGCCGTCGGTCACCATCGGGTTCGCTGGGTCTAGTCCGGCAATGAGGAAGAGCTGGCGAAGCGCTTCGCCCATCGAGCCAGGCGTCGCATTGGCAGATGCCACCGCGGCCCAGACTTGTGCGGCAGATGCACCACCGCCGCCGCCGCCGCCACCACCGCTATTGAGCGCCTCGCCCATGGTGCCGACGTTGTTGAAGCTCGCGGCGAGAGAGTTCCACACGGCCGCGGCGATGGCTTGGGGGGATAACTCTGTGAACGGCGTCAACTCGGCCGACACGAGGGCGTCAGCGCGCACGGCAGCAGCAATAGAACCGACTCCCGAGAGCGAGGCCACAGCTGACACGAGAGCGCCAAGAGCGGCCTGCGTAATGGCGCCTGACCCGTCGAGAGCAGCGCCGACCTGACCGATGGCCTCAACGATTGCATCCATCGACCCCGTGCCCGAGAGGGAGGCGACGGCGGACATGATGAGGGCTGCCTGTGCACTGGAGATGGTGCCCGAGCCTGAAAGCGCAGCGACCGCCGAGACGACAAGAGCGGCCTGCGCAACGAGAGCTCCGTCACCACTCAGCGCGACCTCGAGCGACCCAACCGCGGAGAGCAGCGCGCTGACATCGCCAACTCCCGACATGGCAGCAGCGAGAGATTCGGTTGAAGCACCGTCCGACTCAGCGAGGTTCCACGCGTAAGGGTGCGTGTAGCTGTTCGGCGTTGCGCTCGTGGCAAGGTAGCCAGCGCCCGAGACGAACGCAGCGCGCTGCATGCCAGCCTTGTTCCAGGCCCCCGGCGTGTCACTGACGCTGGATCCGGACATGTCGCGCCCAGGGTTCTTCGTCAGCACGCTGTAGTTGCCGATGAGCGCCACCGATCAGCCCCAGCCGAAGTCAAGATGACCGAAGAATCCCGAGCTAACTGGCGTGGCTGCGCCTGCGTACATGAGCCAGGTGAGGCAAGCCCCATCGTAGATGCGGGGGAGCGACGGAACTTGGTTCAACAAGTCCCGCTCGGCCGCGACTCCGAGCGTCGTCATGGGCAGCGAATAGAGCGGACGGCACAGCACGAGGTTCGTCGTCCCGCTGGTGTGCGTCACATTGTAGTTGAACTGCTCCACCGACCGAATGCCGCCATCGCCAGCAGCGCGCGGGATAAACGGGCCGTACTTGCCCGCGCCTGTGCCCGAGTATTCGATCTGCCCGATCGGAGCCGTAGCGTTGCTGATGGGTAGTGTTGCTGGCGTTACGCGCGAGCCCACCCCGAGTTGATTTGTGTAGGTCAGTTGTATGTTCGGCGTGCCTGCGCCGAGCGCGACAGAAGGCGTTAGGAAGGCTTGGACGCCGACGCCATTGGATGGAGCACGGTCGATGTACATCGAGAGCGTGTGCGTGCCTGACCCTGCGTCTGTGATGTCGACGGCAGTACCAGCGATCGCATCGGCGAGCGTGGCGCAAAGCTCGCCAGTCGTCGCGCTTGTCCGGGACCAGTAGAACGTCGTGTTGAGCGCTAGCCCAGCGGGCAAGGTCCCCGACGTCGTGAGCCGCAGAGCTGTGCCTGTCTGAATGTCCCATCCGGCTGCGACAGTGACAAGATCAGTCCCAGGGTCGGCAGTGAAGGTTCGCGAGTTGACCAGAGCTTGGTTGCCGGTCGTCGTGGTCGTCGTGATCGGGTACCAGCCGAGCATATCAACGAGCATGAAGATCGCCGGCATGGTGGTCGGCGCCGCCGAGAACGCCGACATGTTCAGAATGTGCTTCGTGTCGGGGGCAACGTCGCCACCGTGGAAGATGGAGCCAGCGAGGCGATCGTGCGCGGCGTGCCACGCGAGGTTTGTTCCCACCGCTCCGAGCGTCATGGCCCCGGGGTTACCTGCAGCATGTGGCAGCGCGTACCACGCGCCAGCTGCCTGCGCTCCAACCGCGTGCGTCAACTTGTTCCAGTCGGCTCGGTAAAACTTGCCGTTCGCTGAAATCTCGTCGGTGAGGTCGTCTTTCGAGCTGAAACCCATTAGCTACTCCAGATGAATTCGGCAGTGCCGAGTAGGTTCGCACCAGAGAGTGAGCCTCCAGCGTGCGCGATGAAGTTCAGGTAGGCGTCGTCCTCGACACGAGGCAGCGACATGCGGTCGAGCATGAAGTCGACCTCGACGGGCGCATCAATGCCACGGATCGATATGTTGCCCAGCGGTCGCACAAGCACGAGCGTCAACAGTCCAACTTCGGGTAGGCCCGTGAACGTTACGCCCTCGATCGAGCGCACTCCTGTGTCACCAGCTTGCAGCGGAAGGAACGGAGCAAAGCGACTTGCGCCAACTCCGCCTGTTGCGATGGTGCCGTTGACCACCTGCGTTCCAAGCTGAGCGCTTGTGGTCACTCGGTTGGGAACGCCGTCCTGGTTGGTGTAGCGCACAGTGAAGAACGTACCCGTCCCAACACCATGGCCAGCAACGACAACGGGCATGATTTGGACGCCATCGCCCGAGACTGACCGCGAAAGTACAACGCTGTTGTCCATCGTCTGCTCTTCATCGATGAGCGACTCGTCCACGAACGGATAAAAAAGCAGGTAGTCGCAGAGGCGCATCGGCAGCGGAACACCGCCAGCGGTTGGGCAGAGCGCGACCAACGTCTTGAGGTGCTTCGTGCGAGGCGCAATTGAAGCCCCGTGGAAGATGCCTCCGTCTGTCGACTGCGCGAGACGCGAGGCAACAAGGGGAGCCGCGGCGTAGTAGTTCGGTCGCGGGTTCCCTGGGGACATCGACAGGTCCATCCAAAAGCCTGCCGAGGTCGCTACAACGGGAGTCTTTCGCCAGCTCGTGATGGAGACGGCTCCGTCGAACAGCATGCGATTGACGAGCGAGGCAACGCCGTTGAAGCCCGCCATCAGCGTGACTCCTTGGCCGCGAGAACCAACGCGAAGAGCAGCGCAACCATGGCCGCCACCTTTGCGCTGGTCTGCTCGACCTTCATCTCGGCGACACCAGCGCAAGCCGCTTTAGCATTTGCATCAATGGGCCCGTCGCAAGCGCACGCGCGCCACGCGACGCCATCGATAACGCCCGCCTCGGCCTTGCATCGAGCGCAACGGTACACGCTCAGTCCTCGGTAACCGTGATTGCGCCCGGCTCGAACTGGGGCCGGATCAAGTTTGCAATGCTAAGCGTAGCGGAGAGCGGTCCGCTGTACAGGATCTGCCCTGCGCCAGAGAGCGCCGTCCCGATCGAGACGTGCGTAAGATCCTGAGGTGCGCCGGTGCACTGCGCGAACTGGAGCAAGTTCGTGTTGCTGAAGACGCTGCCCGCCTCGGTCCAGTCCGCGACCGGAACAGGGATCCGCGCGTACCCTGTGTAGTTCGTTTCGCTGGTCGTTTGGTTTCCAGCCTCGCCAGGGTCAGCGGTGTGGAAGGCGAGATAGCGATTCGCTCCCGAGCGCCACGCTGGATCGGTGCCCTTGAGGTTGGCTCGTAGAACGTCGACTTCGGTAGCGTTTGATTTGCTCATAGTTCCTCACGAATGTGCGCTGCGTAGCTCCTGCCGAAAATCAGCGCGCTGTAGACGCTTTGCTCCAAGCGGCATCAACAGCCGCCCTTGTTTTGGGTCCGACGATGCCGTCGGCGGCGAGTGGCGGATGTGCTGACTGGAAGTCTTTGACGCTGGAGAACCCGAGCTCGCGGATCTTCTCCTCGTGCGTGAGCACGCGCCGCGGTGGGTCTGTCGCGGGATGAGGCTCAAGGCCCATGTTGATCCGGACGGCCGCAAGAAACTCCTGCATCGGGAAGCCCGGGCCCGGGTCGGTGTGATTCGACTTGCGGAAGGCCCTCGACACGTCCCCATGTGTGGTGATGCCCTTGGCCCCGCCAAGGAGGCCAGACGCATCCACCAACTGAGGCGGGAGGTTGTGCCGACGGCAGAGGTCCGCAACCAAGGCCGCGGTGCGGTCAAGCATCGCCACGGAGTATGGGTCTGCCCACTCCGCAGGGGTCTGGCGAGCGAAGCCAGCCATCTCGATATGGATGCCGTCGTGGTTCGCACCGGGCGCAGTAAAGGCCGTATCCGCCTCGGGAACGCACTGCACGATGGAGTCGGAGTCTACGCAGTAGTGAGCGCTCACCTGCGGCTTGGCGACGGTGGCGAAGTATTGCGCGCACCGCTCGGCGGCCGCTGCGATCTCCACGATCTCGATGGTGTGGAGAACGATGAGGCGAACGGGCGCGAGCCGACCACCGCGAAAGTTGCGCGCACGCACGAACGGGATGAGGGGGATGGGAGCGTCGACCGCTGACGAGGAGCGCTGCAACAGAGTGGTGGTGCCGTCGTCGAAGTGCTTCCGGTTGTGCGCCACAGCAGAGCCCTGCCAGAACGCTACGCCAGGGCCGTCTCCGTCCTTGTCCCAGCCCATCAATCGCGACTTGCCTTCGGGCGCGCCAGCAATCCAGTGCTTGCCAGCGTTGGCCACCGGGGCGAGCCCGTTCCAGCGTCGAGCCGTCAACTGCTCCCACACGTCGCGGTCATGCTGCTTTGAGTGCTCGAGCTCATTCTCCGCTCGGGGCGTCCCCAAGTAGGGAAGGAGACCAAGCGCGCGCCTCGAGCCGTCCTGAGTCAGACGCTGCAACTCGATTACGGTTTCCTCGTGCACCAGCTCAGCCCCTTCGCGAGCGGCTACCTCGAGAGCGCTGTCGTAGTCCAGACGAGCAAAGAGCCCCTCGTGCTGGGTGTCGACCAGGGGAAGCTTGGTGACTTCAACCCCCGAAGGGAGACGTACCCAGCCAGAGCTATGAACCTGGGCTTGTGCTGCGACCGTGCGATGAATCATTGACGCCTCCACCAACAAAGAAACCCGATGAACATGGCGAGCCACCACGCGAGGACAGCCCCGACAAAGAGCGCCAGGATGGTGAGCCCGCTCATGTGTTCGTTACGGCGCCGCTCAGTCAGCATCTCGACGAACACGACCAGCGCGCCAAACGCGTAGAGCGCAACGTTCAGCGCTGCGAGCTCTTGATACGGAGTCATTCGGCCTCTCTGCGCGGCAGCGATCCACGGCCATCGGCGCCTCATCGGTACCGACCGCAGACCTTCTTGGTTCAAACCTCGTCCGGCCAGAGCCAGCAGTTCCCTTGCGGGAGCCCCTGGGACTTGCCGTGAGACGCAGACGACTGACGGGCGATCTGCCGACCGTACGGGTCCTGCTTTGCTTCGTCGTTCGTCACGAACACCACGTTGACGCAAGGCCATAAGCCGTACTTCGCGAAGTGCTCGTTCGCGTCGCCCTGCGAGTGCACCGCCGTCACGAGAGCGCTTAGGCGTTCCCGGTCCGGAGTGACGAACACGACGTGCGAACCAATCTCAAGATTCTTATCCATGACTGCCTTGTGCCTTCTGCGGCTCGATGCCGCGCAGAGAGGCCGAACCTTATTTGTGCAGTCGACGCCACTCTGCTCCGAGGTCTGGGGGCAGGTCGCGCGCAAGTAGCGCAGCCACAGCCTTCTCCTCTGCCGCCTTGCGCTGCTCGTCGGAGAGCATACCGCCCTCTACCAGTGCGCCGATCACACGACGCGCCGCAAACTCAGCCAATGAAAGAGCGCTCACTTTGCCCCCATTCTGGAAAGCTGCTCGAACAGCCTCTTTGCTGACGCAACCAACTCGATCCCGAGCCGTTGAAGTTCCGCAGTGTCGTCGAGCTTCAGAGCCAGCTTCGTTGCTGCGATGCTCGCCCGAACAAAGTCATACGACGCGATGATTGGATCGCAGCGCGTGTCCAGCTCGACCATGGTCTTCTGGTCGCCTGCACTTAGCGCGTTCGAGTAGGGCAGCACGCATTCCTGTCGGATGGTTACGGACGCTTCGTCCGCAATGTCAGAGGCCGCCAAGGCACCTTCAGCTGCGATGTGTCGCGCCGATAGTCCGCAGCCACTCACGAGGAGCAACAGCGCAAGTAGCGCCAGCCATGCGGCTTTCATTGTGCACCTGGGAACGCCTGAGAGTTGCTTGGTGGGTCTGTTGGTCGGTCATCGGCTGCGACCTCCAAGACCACAGGCTTGGCCGAGAACTTCCCAATGCCGGCCTCGATTGCAACAGCTCCCAGCGCCGTAGCTCCAACCTTTTGAAGGTACAGCGAGAGCACGAATGCGCCGTTGTGCTCGACCGCTACGACCGCCGCAGACAGGGCCACGACCAGCAAGAGCACGAGCCAGCCGTCCAACTTGGGCAGCCTGTTCCGAAGCCATTGAGTCAGGCCAAAGACATAGCCTGCCCACACAATCACGAGAGGATTGTCCAACATGGTGTTCTTTCTGGCGGACGAACCGCCTCAAACTAGTAAGGGGTGGCGCTCAGCACTTCGACAAGACGAAGGTGAGGACGGCGATCACAGTCGTTCCGCCACCGACGGCCTTGAGAACCTGAATCGAGTAGCGTCTCCACTCGCGAGCGTTCTCTCGCCGCAGCTCTTCACCGTCGGACTTGGCGACGGCCATGGAAGCCTCGAAGCTGAGGTCTCCCTCGATCTCCGAGACACGCCGGTCGGCTGCTGCGGCTAGCCGATGCGCCCCGCTGGCCTTTGCTAGCGCTGAGTCGAGTTTGGTCTCGAAGTTCTTTAGATAGTTATTGAGCGCTCGACCTTGAGCGGCGAGCGTCGACTCGATCCTGTCGAGGCGCAACTCCAGATTGTCGAGCCGAACCATCGTCTCGCGGTGGAACTCGCGCTGGAGTCTGGCGAGGCCGCGTACGTCGACGATCGCAGCGTCGGCCCGGTCCTCGGCGCGTTCAATGCGGCCCTCGAGGCTGTGGACGTCGCCTGCGCTCATGTGACCTCCAAAGTCGCGAGCGTTCCCGCTCCGATTGTTGCTGTCGTGCTCACGCCTGCTCGATTCTCTACGCGCACGCGCATCGCCCCGGTCTGCGGTTGCAGGACGAAGCGCGCGGTACCAGTGCGGGGCACGCTGTAATCGAGCAGCGCAACTTCGGCTTTGCCTGACGAGATCTCGGTGCGCGGATTCGTCGCACTAGTCGGGCCGAGCCACACGCTCCAACCACCGACAGACCGAAGGAAGCCCTTCACCAAAACCCTGCCAGTCGGAGGCATCTCCCACGGCTCAGCGTCGAGCGCGCGGCCCACCCACTTGCGCTCCAGCCATAGCGGGCCAGGCGCAGGAAAGCCGCTATCAGGCTCAGGGGTGCCGTGGTTCGCCCGCTGGTCTAGCGGTCGGTCCGTCGTGGTCTCCCGATAGTCGAGCCGGTCACCTACGGAACCAACGGCCGTCACGAGATCCCGCGAGTGCGCGACCACCACAGTAGCGTCTGCGGTATCGTGGGTGAGCCAAACCACAGGCCCGGGCCGTCGATTGCCACCAAGGCGAAGCACGTAGGGCACTGCATCACGAGGGCTGCGAGCGGCGTAAGCCAAGGGGACAGCAGCCGGAGTTCCGCCAACCGCCGTCTCAAGATAGGACTTGAAAAGTGCGCCCGTCTCGCCGTGCCAAATCGCGTAGTCGGTAATCGGGAAGTGCGGCGCGTAGAAGCTGAAGAGGTCGGGGAACTTGATAAGCGAGCAAAGCGTGTGACAGCCGCCATCGCTATATCCGACCATCGCGCCCTTACCTGGTCGCATATCGATCTTGTCGCCGTGGTTGGTGCGCGCCCATTGCACCATGTCCCAGAGGTCATGCATTTCGCGCGCGGACATGTCGACGGTGCCGCCCGATGAGCCGTAGCCACGCAAGTCTGGGATCAGAACGAAGAACCCGCGCTTAGCGAAGCGCTCGACAACGAGCGTTCCCATCTCGGCGTTCGAGCCCGAGTAGCTATGCATCATCACGAGGATCGGGCGATTGCGGAAGCCATCCGCCCAAGCGATGCGACCGCGCAGCGTGGTGATCCCCGTGTCGATCGTGGACGAGTAGACGACCGCCGAGATCGTGACGGCGCCAGCGCGACCCGGCACACGTCGAGCCTGCGCCAATCTGCCAGCGGTAGTGATGCTCACAGTCCGTACCTCGACGCAACGTAGCCATCCCACGAGGTAGCTTCGGGCGAGGTTAGGGTGCGGCCGATGTAGCGAAGTTCTGCGAGTTCTCCGTTCATCTGTCCGTACGTTCCAACTGCCTCAAGTCCGATCCGAATGCCCTTTAGTGGCGGGGTGTCCGCTACACTGTTCCAGTTGCCTCCGTCGTCCGTTTGCAGGACTCCGTTGATCCACATCCGACGCTGAGCTTGCGTAATCTCAAAGCGGAACTCGTTCCATCCTGTCGACGAGAACGCCTTCAGTGCCTGAGACGCAGCTCCAGGTGCGAAGACCTTCATGTTGGCCACCTCCAACAGAATCAGGATGCCCTCAAAGATTGTCGCCGGTGAGTCAGGGAACGCAGAGAAAAGGCTCTCGGCTGTGGTCGTGTCAAACTTGACGACGGCTAGAATCGTGTAGCTGTTGAGGTCGGTTGGCTCGGCGCCTCCGATCTTGATGTCGTAGTTCGCCAAGAAATCGTCGGTGCCGTCGAAGTTTACGGACGGGTGACCGTTGATCCTACTGGCAAGCAAGCCGGGTTGCTGGATGGCGACTAGGTTGTTGACGTGGTTTCCCTCGCCTGACCTATCGGTCATTGCGGATACCACACCACCGGACTCTACGACGCTATCGGAGCGCCAATATCCGATGGTGTTGGAGAACACGACGCCGTCCGCTTGGTTCAGGATTGCTTCAGTATCCGCGCCAGACGCCACGCCGTTGAGGTCTCGGAATGCGCCTGCCGCGAGCACGACCTCCGCAACCTCGGTGCCAACCCAATCGCCGCTCATGTCGAGCACGATTGTCGTGGTGCCGTTACCTGACTCGAGCGCTGTGATGGTGCGTGGAGTACCTGAGCTAAATGTGAGTGTGACGCTTGCGAGATTTGCGAGGACAACAGGCTCGGCGAAAGTCAGCTCCAGGCCGTCTTTGTTGGACTCTCGCACAGTCGCAGAGACCAGCGTGGGAGCCGCTGCATCGCGTGCTGGGACGACCTCGAGCGAACCGGAGAAGTGGGTGCCGTAACACGATGCGAATACGTGGCAGCGCTGCGCAGGGTCGAAGGCTGCGGCGTTGGCGATGTTGAGGTCCGGAGCGAGGATGATCTTTTCGGGAGCGTCGACGGTGTTGGCCGGGATGACGAGCGTTTTGCTGACGCCGCTCACGTGACCGCTGGGCGCAAGAGCCCAGACGATTCTTCCATCGCTGTTAGCGACTGCTGTTTGGATAGCGTCTCGTTCAAAAACAACCACGGAGGCGTATGGTTCGGCGATGCCACCTAGCACTCGAATTGCCGCATTAAATGCCCCAGCCCAGCCCATATAGGGGTCGAATTGAGTTGTCTCGCTTGGCAGGATCTTCCTGATCCCTGCATCAGTCGTGACCGCAACAATGCGCTCAAAAACCTCTCGCTTGGTCCGCGGCCCCTCTTGATAGGTAACCTCACAGCGCAACATGAAGCTGTCGAAGTCTGTCGCCGGAAGGGTGATGTCGAGGTCACCCGTAACCGGGGAGAGCTGGCCACTGTTCTCCACGGTTGGGTCTCCGCCAGTGGTCGACACGACGTCGAAGGTTGCGGTCTGCACCGTTGGGTCCTCGAGCCGCACGGTCAGCACCTGACCAGAGGTCGCGACGAAGCCACGGTTGACCGAGGGGTCACCGTTAATCGTGAATCCGGCTTTGCTCATTAGGCCTCTTGGGCTGTGATGGTTAGGCGACCCCACCACCGATTGTGGAAGCGCTCTCTCAGGATCAGGAGGTGCGTCCCAGGCTCATCAATTCGGACGACGAGGGACTGCGGAACGAAGCGCCGAAACGTGCGCACCGTGCGATTGTCGACAGTTGGAGGGGCAAGAATGAGGTCGAGTGGGAGCACCAGACCGCTCGGTCCGACTGCCCCATAGGACACAAAGACGTCGAGGTTTGCGTGCGCTCGTATGATGGCGTCGGGCGCCACGGACAGCGAGATCCGCTCCTCACCAACGAAGGGAGGGCATAGTTCGTCGAGGTCAGCCAATCGCTACCTCCAGCGGGATTGAGGCCGCGCCATTGTCGGCGCGCCAGCAGGTCAGAAGCCAAAGGCCGACATGGCGCTCGTCGACGTTGAAGACCACTTGCGCACTCGACACGGGATTGGTCAGCGGCGGCGCCGGCTCAGCTCCCTCGATGCCCCACGACCATTGGTAGAGCTTGCCCCCAAGTGCAGCATCAAGAGGAGGGGTCGAAGAAGTGAAGGGACACGCCTGCGCGTCAACCCCGAGTTGCGGTCTGTCGCCCACAGCAGTCATTGGCGGCACCACAATTCGCCAGTGGCGCTGCAACTCCTGCGGCCCGTGGTTGAGGCGCTGATGCACGTCGCCCGTCACCGTCAAGGCAATGCCAGCAGCTGGCACGATGCGAATACGATGCGTGCTCACTTGATCATGCGCATCTGCAGGGAGACCTGGGCCGTGCCGCTCCACGTGTTTGAGCCGCCAGCCGGGCGACAGCGAAAGCGCACCTTTCCACCACGGAATCGGTTGGCGTTGGCTCCTACAAAGATGCCGTCGCGGCTGACCAGGATGCCACGCTCGATTGGCGTCACGCCGAAGGGCGGGGTTCCGTCATTGGTGATGTTGACGGCGGCTCCACCGATGGTCGTGGAGATCTCCAGGTTCTCCGTCCCAATGCCTCGCTTGTAGTAGCGACCAGCAACCAGTCCGGCTGGAAGCGTGCCCGTTCTGGAGTGGACAGCGATGGGCTCGTCGGGAGCAATTCCGTGAGACCACCCCTGCGTTCCAAAGGGCGTGAATAGGTCAAAAGCGTTTTGGGCAGTCAGCTCAACTGCGCCATCGAAGGCACGGTGAGGACACTCGACGTTGTCGGTGCCAGAGTCGACCTGCCAAGCTCGCAGGCCGAAGACCGAAGGCTGTGTGTCCGAGTCATAGGCTCCTCCTGAGAAGAACTGCTCCATGAGCATGCCTTGCGCGAGCGTGAGCCACCAGCCGCTGCCAGGTTTGCGCTCGATCTCCACGCTCACACGCATTGCTTGAGGAACGCCGTCCTGCGCCCAGTCGGTCTGCAGTGCTATCACGGCGCCTTCGATCACGTACTCGCCCACCGTTGGAGTGCGCCAGAACTCGATCCATCGGTCACCAGTGCCAGCGGCAAACGTCAGACGTCGCGTGACGCCCGCAGCAGCTCCAGCAAAGTGACCGTCGTTGCTGACGTCATCGGGCGGGAACTCCTTCGAGTGCAGCCGTGGGTCATACAGCCCATCGTCGAATCCTCTCGTGGGAATACGCATTAGCTAGCCTTGTAGGTGCCCATGTTTTTGACGTGCACAATCAGTCCGCCGTCGTCGGGGTCATTGACTCCGCGCAGGTCGAACCGGGTAACGGCCTCGGCGTTTGCATCGTTGTCGACGCAGTTGTCGCCCAGTCCGATGCGGCAATTGGCGCTCCAGGTCAGCGACAGAACCCGGTTCTGTCCGTCGACCTTCTTCACGAGCACGCTGCCCATGTCGCCTTCGCGCGGGTTCGTGACGGTGAAGTTCACCACCTGGTCAGTGGCCTGAGCCGCAACCTTCACGAACCGGTGATTGGTTACGTTGAAGTCGACAGTGATGGCGTGGGGGCCCGCCCCGCTCGTCGTTGTCGCCAGCGACTTCTCGGTCAGGTGGGATGCCTTCAGGCCTCCAAACTCGCACGAACCCGTGTGCGTCGACCCATCGGTAGCGTTCGGGAGCTTGGGCAGCGCTGCATCGATGTACTCGATCGCGCTCGAGGGCAGAGCGCCATTGCTGGGTGCTCCGCTCGGGAATTGTCTAGTTAGGTTGGCCATCAGTAGATCCTGGTTTGGTCCATGCGACTGTCGTTGAAGCCATCCATGTAGAGGGCCGCTCCTTCATCCACGAGCTCGTAGGTCTCCCACGCGTCCATGCGATCCTGCATGACGCGCTCAACCTCGCGACGAATGGCCACGGGTATCTCTGTCTCGGTGCCCAGTTCGTACTGGACCCGCCAGACGTAGGCGTCTGCGAAGGACATGCACCTCAGGAATCGGTCGTCCTGGAAGAACATCCCGAACTGCCCCACTCGCTCACGATCGCGGTTGGGTGCCACGAGCGATAGTTTCGGCGAGAGGGCGGCTAACTCCTCTTCGAGAGAGGGGAAGTCCGCGCGTGGTGACGTCGCCTCGAGCAGGACAACGCGCTGCCGGCGTTCCTCATCGTAACCCTCAGGAATGATGCCAAGGAGTTCCTCCCAGCGCTCGAGCCCGACGGTAGCAATCTGTGGAAACGCTTGGGCAACTGCCACTTCCACCAAAGAGTTGGCGCAGTCGATCACGATGGCCTCGGCCTTGCGCCACAAGTCATCAATCCCACCTTCGGGCGGCGGAACGTTTCCGAGCGCTCCACGCAGCGCCACCAGGATCTCTTCGGCCGTTGAGTCTCCGCCCCCAAACTCGAAGGGCCAGCCGCCGCCGAAGCCGTAGCTCACTGGACCTCGAGCAGGAAGGTTCCATCGGTCGCGGCGCCCGCCGCATCCCACAGCCGCACCTGAACAGTTCGACCGTTGGCGTCGACCGATTGAGCGGCGCGCAGGAAGGTCGTGGACTGCGGGGTGACCCTTGCTGCGCGCAACGCGGTGGGAACCACCGCTCCAGCTTCGTCGAGGTAGGAGGTCGCGTAGCTGACTGCGTACACGCCAGCGCTCGTTCGCTCCACCGTAGGCACGGCGAAGGTTTGGTCATCGGGGCGCCAGGCGGACCAGGCGGCGATGATGGTGGCGGTGCCGCCGATGATGGTGCACCCCGCGAGCGGCGCGGTGATTCCAAGTCCGGTCACCTGCCAAAACAGGAGCTCGGCGACCTTGGGGTCAAGCTCTTGGTCCACCGACTTCGTTGGACGTCGAGCGCGAAGAGCCAGCGGGCCCAGAGCCAACCTGCCCATGCGTGAGGGGAATCCGCTCAAGGTGTCCTCGGATAGACGCCAACGGCGCCCAAGATGAATTTGGTGGGACCCAGGGTTGGGTTTACCGGCACGGCTGGAAGAGCCGGCGGCGAACCAATCTCAATCACGCGGATCCCAAGCTGCCCAATCGCTGGGCCCATGGTCTCCTTCATCGTTGATGCGAGCTCGGTCTCGGAGAAGGCAGCGGGCCAAGCGACCGAAGCGTCAGGGAATCGGTAGGCTCGACCGAGCCGTTCGTCGTCAACCAACTGCCCCGGGCCCAAAGCGTCGAAGTAGGCCTCCAGGGAGTCCTCCAACTGTCCTCGTCGAGCAGCAGGGAGCGATGGCGAGATGAACATTCCAACCGCAAGCGTCGTCTCGGGCGCATCGGTCAGGGTCACCGTGTAGTCGGAGCCCGACAGGAACACGACACTGGCCACCTTCAAGGCTTCGAAGGCGCTGTTCGCCTCGTCCCAAACCATCAGGGCGGGGGTGGCGCTGGGGAGAGCTACCCGAGAGGCTGTTCGAAGCGTGAAGGAGGTCTGCGACGCCACGGCTTGAATCTGCGGCAGGACATCGGCCACGCTGGGCTGAGGCCAGGGCGTTCCATCCGCGAAGAGCGTGTCGATTTCCAAGCCGAAGTCGCGGCTCACAGGAATGGGGGCGGTCACCACCACCACGGGTTGGCCTGGGACCTCACGAGAGCCAGGGGGCACGATCGCAGCTCGGACGACCGCCACCGTTCCCGCCGCCGGGATGAGCGCAGAGGGGCCAAGCACCGAGTCACGCTTCCCAAGCAACGCAACGTGCACCGACCCGGCGTGATAGGCCGCGGAGTAGATGAAGGCGTCCGCAACAGCTGGATCGGCCTGTCGCGCCAACGCACGCAATCGAGCTCGGTTGGCAGATGTCTGCTTGTACCGGGTAGCGTCAGCGATGCGCCTGCCGAGCTCTTGGTCCGTCTCAGCTGGAGACCCACCCTTGAACTGGGCGTCAACGGCGAAGTCCTCGGCTCCCAACGGTGCGCGGCCCCATCGCAGGCGCGAGTTCGCTAGCAGGTTCGTGTCGCGGCCCGTGTCGATAGCCTTAAGGTCGAGGGTGACCTTCCCGGTCCCTGGAACCGTTTCGGTGAAGACCACCTGGTAGCGCTTCCCCTTGTCGTCGAGCGCGTAGTGCGCCGCAGCGTCTGGGATGGTCGTGGACCCGACGAAAACAGAGCCAGCAGGAGCGTTTCCCGTGGCCCTTCCAGCGCCTCCAGAGGCGGGCAGAGGAGCGAGCCCACGCAAAGGCGCATGCCGTTCACGGAGCCACGTGGAGGCCGCGCGGTCAGGCCAAATCTGGTCTGTGGTCCAGAGCCCACGCGACTGCAACGCGAGCAGGACAACGTCGAGAGCGTTCGCCTTGGCCCACCAGTTGGTTGGCTCAGAGGTGGCGAAGGCGATCTCTTCCTCGGTGAACGGGAGCCCCGTATCCGGGTTGACCATCTGTCGCAGGCCGTTGCGGAAGTAGGCGAGCAGTTCATCACGCAACTCCCCGACCTCAAAGACCGGAAACTGGCGTTCGGAGGTTTCGCTCATCGCACCACCTGAGTCGTTACCTGGCTGGTCCGCGTGTTTCGGTATCTCACCAGAGCTGCGCCCATGTCGGTCGTGGCCTCCTCGGCGCGCACTTGCTCGAGTCGAATGTGGCCACCGTCGACCAATGGCTTGTAGGTGCGGCGGAGCTCGTTCTCGGTCTCCGCTGGGTACGTGTCGTTGAGCTTTCGAATGGTGTGGAGCTTGTGGCCCTGATCTCCGAGCCCCGGCCCAGACCCGAAACGTGCGCGGGCCAAGTGCGCAACGGCCGCATCAACAGGGTGCGGAGCCTTGGTCAGGCTGGTGATCTCCCCCGTCAGCGGATCCACCGCATCGCAGAGCAAGGCCGGGGGCGGCCGAAGCTCCGCATTGAAGACCTCGTAGCCGACAGGGGCCGCCACACCGGCGGGGAACACGAACGGGCCTACAAAGGACATGGGATGCTCGGGATGGCTGGGATCTGTGGAATGGCAGGTAGCGGAGGGAGCGGAATCGGCAGCGACGGAATGGCCAGGAGCGGCAAACCCGGGAGGCTAGGCAGGGAGGGGATGCCGGGAATGCTGGGCAGAGATGGCAGCGCCGGGAGCGGGATGTTGAACCCAGGAATCACCAGGGGCGGCAGGCCTGGCAGACCCGGCAACGATGGAATCCCTGGGATGCTGGGGAGCGCCGGAAGCGGTGGGAGTGGGAGGGCGAACGCTGGGATCGCGAGCGGCGGAAACGCGCAGCTCACGAATAGACAAAGGCCGACAGTGAGGGGGCGCCTGAGACGCCTGTGATGCCGCGGAGGACCGCGGAGAGCGGAACTGGAACCGTTGGGATGGCGGCCAACGTAGGACCAATCGCAAACTGTCCAGCGCCTGGCGGACCAACTCCAAAGAGAGCGCTGCCCTGAACCTTCAGGTTGCCGTTCAGGAAGAGGCCGTCTTCGTCGAGGGTGAGCACGGTTCCGCCGAGGGCGGACTTCATCACGATCTGGCCGACCGAGTTCATGAAGATGCTGGCGCCCGTACGATGCAAGAGCGTCATTGAGCCGTCAGAGTTCTCAACGCTGATGGCGTGCGCCTGCGTGTTGTTCTCGTTGGGTACGTAGAGAATGAAACTGCCCGTGTAGGCGAAGACGTTCGGGGCCGAGAGCTTCACCTGCTGGTCGTTGACCTCGACGAAGCTGCCGCCGACCGACTTCATCACAGCTCCGTCAGCGGTGAGCGTCAGGGCCGAACCGTCCTGCTGAACGAGGGCGCACGCGCCTTGGGCAGGGTCCAACATGAGCGCGTTGGCCTTCTCCGTCGTGCCGTCTGCGCTGAGGTGGGGGGCGTAGAGAGTGGCGAGGGTTCCTCGGCCGTCGGACGCGTCCTCGAGACTGAGGAAGCCCCCGCCATACTGCGCAAAAAACAGCTGCCCCTCTTTGGGGTTCACCTTCGCGTTGATGCGCAGATCTCTGCAGCCCATGGGGGCGAAGGAGTCGCCGAAACGACCGCCAATCACTTCGCAGTAACCAGCTGGATTGGTGCCAGAGGCCTCGTTGGCTCGCACCGTTTTCTTGGGTCGACCGACCAGACCGAGAGCGCTCCAAATGCCCTCGCCCTCGGAATCCTCGTGGTCCTCGTCAACATCTCCCTCGAGTCCGCGGATCGACAACAACACAGCTTTGGCCGCGCCTTCGACGCGGGAGGCAACCACGCGACCAAAGCCGAGGACGTAGTCCACCGCCTTGGCTTGAGCGCGACGAGGTCGAAAAAGGCTCAAGCTGCAGCTCCAAAGTCGATGAGGTCGGCCCGTGTCATCTCGAGAGAGGAGACCGTCCCGTTTTCGTCGGAAACGATCCGCACGTGGTGGCAGAAGTAGTCGGCGTCTTGCGTGCCCTCGACATCCACGTTGATGATGGTGCCAGGGCAGAACTGGACCTCCTTCTCACCGTCGAAGTAGCCAGCGCCGTCTGTGTCGATGGTCCAAGCGTCTTGGCGCCGCCGCAGGTTGCTCATCTCTCGACGCGCCTTGTTGCGAGCCTGTTCCGCGGTGCGGAGTTGGTTCTGCACTTGAATAACGCGGCGAGCGAACATGCCCGTCTCGGAGAACCTGGCCTGCACCTCGTCATTGGTGACCTTGGCGAAGATGGGGGCCTTCTCGAGCTCTGCGCCCCACGTGACGCCGTACACCACCACCTCGCTCGGACTCTCAGACCAGTCGAGCGAAGGTCGCGCGCGCAAGATGTTGTTCGCCTGAGTCTCAGGACCAGACCGACGCAGGAAGAATCGGTAGTGTGGGTCTGCCTTCAGGTCTGGCCGATAGATTTGGATCCGGCCATCTGGATGGTCGAGCAGCAGCAGGCCGTGCCGCTCCAGGTGACGTGAGGCAGCCTCAAAGATGGTCTCACCTGGCGAAACCTTGGCTGCCTTGGCGTCGATTGGCTCGAGTGTGGTTGAAGCCTTTGAGACCTTCGACTTCTTGCCGCTCATCAGGTCGACGCGGGTGGAACCCTCGAAGATGAAGTCCTCGCGCTTGTATCCAATCTGAGCAAACAGCTGGACGATGAAGTCCTCGATGGACGTGTCGTAGACCCTGGTCGAGGTCGAAGCGCTTGCGTACTGAGCATCCGAGAGCTTCGTCTTGATCGTCAGGCCGACCTTGATCCCGGACTCATCGGCGGGCCAATCGAAGACCTCGACGCGACCAGCCAGCTGAAGGGCGTTGCCAATCCACAACGACCACTTTGAGCCTGGGCGCATTGTGGAGAGCATCTGCGAGTACGCCCCGTCGTCACCAAGCGCGATGGTCGCAACAGACGGCGAAGAGAGGTCGTGGGTGATCTCGACGCGTTCGAATAGCTCCCACTCGCCGGCGTCCCCGACGATCGTGATCCGGTCAATGGGTCGCTTCATTGATTGCGCGGTAGCGTCGAAACCTTGGTGCCTGGGAGGATCTCGAACGGGTCGAGCCCAGGGTTGGCGGCTAGAAGGTCCGCCATACGCGTGTTGGTCTCTGTCGCGATGGCCATCAAGGTCATGGGCCTGTTCCAAGTGCGACTAACAACGACCGGGCGTCCTCGAGTCGATTCCTTCAAGGCTGCCGGCATTTGGTCGCGCAACCTCAACAGGCGCCGAATGGTTACGTGCTGCGCCGGAGACGGCTGCTCTGCTCGGTCTTCTGGCGCTGGCTGGTCGGCCGGTGCGGTGAACTTGTCGACGAAGGCTCGCTCGATGGCTTCAAGGCCTGCGTATATGTCGAGCGTGTGCTGAACGAGCGCTTGCCCAATCAGCTCTTCTGGAAGTGGGTTCTTCAGCGTTTCGGCGACCTTGGCTAACTCGGTTGCTGCGTCAGAGCCCCAACCATCGGAGTCCATGCTCGCCTTCAGCTTCTCGAGTTTCGGGACAGCTGAGCGGACGGTGGTGGTCTGGTACTTCTCGGGCGAGGTGTCGTCCTCGTTATCCTCGACCCAAACGGCCTCAACAACAGTGTGGTCGCGCTCGTCAGTCGATTCCACCCGCCGGTAGTTTGAGGCTGCGGCTCGGATGATGCCCCTGGTCGGCAGTTGCAGGTTGCCGGTCTCGTTGGCGTCGAAGGATGCGAGAAACAGCGGCAGAATGGCGGAGCGCAGCGGCTTACCCGCGGTGGTCTGCTCCAACACCGCTGGTTCGTCGCACGCGTCGAAGAACTCGAGCTTGCATGTGTAGACGCGCTCGTTCGCCCCGACATGGTCGACTCTCGCCCCGTTGCGATAGAGGCGACGGTGCTTCCCGAGGCGCTTCTCCAAGCTCTCAGAGATGTCGAAGCACGAGAGAAACATCTTCTCTCCTCCGACCTCCCAGAAGAACGGCGGAGCTGCCTCAAACTGTCCCATTAGCCACCCGAGGGCGTGTTACCGCCGATTTCTACTTGGCCAATGACCTGCACCTGCACGATTCCCTCGGTCCGCACGCGCTGAAGCTTGTCCGCCGATATTTGAGCACGAAGAAGGTCGTGCAAAGCCTTGGTTGAGTCGTTGTTCTGCTGTCCACCACCAGCCCGGGACGATGGGTAGAGGTCCCGAAGAAGAGGGGGCCTCGGAGCGTCATACCCAGGCTTCCTCATTGGAGAGAGCTCAAGGTCTGGGTTTCGGATCATGGGCGAGAGATTGTCGAAGGACTCCGCGTCGCGCTCCGCCGACTTCGACTTCACGTATCGCTGCAACTGCTTCGCGATAGAGTTCTCACTGCTGGACTTGCCGAAGCGATCACCGCCATAGGCGATCGCGCGCTCGCTATCGCGAATGGTGTCAACTTGCCGTTCGCCTTGGGCGTCGATGTATTCGTAGGCCCGCGCTGGGCCCTTCTCTCCCCATCCCGTGCGGCTTTTCCATTCGAACTCCATCGCGTCGAGCGGGTTATCAAAGTTTCCTAAAAGGGCATCCGACTCCTTTCCCTTGTAGGCCTGCACAGGGGCAACGGTCTCTCCTTCTGGAGTTGGGCTGCCGCCTATCTCTGGGAACGTCTCCTCATAGAGCTTCCTGGCCGCTCGGATTGGATTCCAGTCCATCTGAGGACCCTTGCCTCTTGCATTGGGGTCCTTGTCTGGATCTTTGGCCAGCGCATTGATCATATCAACCAGCGCCTTGGTTGCTGGTGGAATAGCCGCGGCAAAAAGGGCGATGGCCTCAGCCACAGCATCAGACTGAAATGCCAGCTCGAGCTTCGACATGGCCGCTTCAAACTTTGCACCTGGCTTATCCAAGTTCTTGGCCGCCATCTCCTGCATCGTTGAAGCGGACATTGCGGACCGCGAGAGCTGGTCAAGGCTCTCCTTCAGCTTCTTTCGGCCTTGCTCCCCGCCGCCAGCATCACGAACGACGTCGCTCAGCGCGACAAGGAGCTTACCCTCAGGGCCCGCGCCAAAGGCTTGGGTGAGTTTCTCCCCGCTGTTCTTGCCGGCGAGGTCAACGAGGATGTCTTCAAAGCCCTGGCCCTTAGACATGGACGCCTTGACGTCGACGCCTAGGCCCATGGCCTTCGTCTGGAAGTCTTTGGCCGATAGACCTGCCACGAGTTTGTTGGTGGCCTCAACGGCTTGTTCGGTCGAGCCCAGTTGGTCCGAGGCGAAGTTAGCGAAGCCGATGATTCGCTTAAGGCCTTGTTCGCCGTCGAGCCCAGCCGCTTTTGCTGAGGCACCAAGCTTGGCGATCGTTCCGGACATATCGTTGAAGGTCAGGCCGCCTTGGTGGCTCATTGAGAGCACCGTTGCTAGAGCGCCTTCCATCTCGCCAGCAGAGATACCGAACTTCTCGCCGAGGTCTCCTGCTAGGCCACCCATGGCGTCGAGGTCCTCACCGGACGCTCGAGCAGCCATCGCAACGGCGTCTAGAGTGTCTCGCACGAATTCGAGGTCACCCGAGCCGTCGTGCAGGGTCTGCATCGTCGTCGACAGCTTGCTCATGCCGTAGCCCCACTTTTCGCTGGACGCTGCGGCCATCGATTGCAGGCGGCCCATGTCGACCAGCGAACCTGAGCCAGCCTGCACAGAGAACTGCAGCTTGTCGAATTGGGCTCGGGTCTGGATAGCCTGTTGCGTCAGGGCCACCAGGCCCACGCTGGCCCCAGTAATGCCAGCAATGGCGCCAAGGCCTCCAGCGGCGGGAGAAAGAGCGCTAGCCAGACTGCTGCCGGCGGACTGCGCTCCCTTGGTCAGTCGAGCAATGGCTCCTTCGGCTCCGCGACCGTCAATCCCGAGTCGGATCTTTGCTTCGCGTGTGCTCATTTGGCCTTCTTGCTCATTGCGAGCCGTGTCTCGAAGTTGGACGAGTCAAACATCCAGGCCCAATCGGTTGAGTCAACCAGGCCCGCGTCGATGTCGTCGGTGAGCGCGATCAGTTTTTGAGCGTCAGAAAGTTCGAGAGCCGGACGGCCATAGAGACAATGAAGTCTCTCTGCGTGCCTTCTGACATACCGACTAAAGGGGAGAGGTTCCGCCTCTTCGCGATGATGCGCACGACCTCATCAGACTCCTGCGCGCTCATGTCATGAGTCCCGAAGTCCTCGGACGCAGACAGGAACGCGACACGCCGCCACACGTCGTAGACCGTAGCCCTCGGGACGACCTCGAGAAAGAACTCAGGCAGCATCCAGCGGCGCGGCTTTTCCTCCCGCGTCAGCACCGCCTGGGAGGCAGCGCAGTAGAGGTCGATCTCGTTCCAGGCGGACACTCCAAGGAGCGCGATCGCTTGGTCCTCTCGCTCGATGTCCTTGCGCGACACCTCACGAACCCAAGCAAGCGCCTCGCATCGAGCGAGGGCTGACTCTGCAACGCTTGGTACGCGCAGATAGACCTCCACGTCGATCGTCTTCTTCGCGTCGCTGGGGTCAACGCGTCGGATCTTGTCCGGGTAGATGATGCGTTGCCCCAGCTCGATGCGCTCGATGTCCTCCAGCGCCTTGCCGGCGAACCATTCAGCGGCTGTCGTCATGACGAGGTCTTAACGAAGGCCGTTTTGCGCCCAATGAAGGTGCACGCGTACTTGACCGCGTCCTCCATCGAAACCGTGAACTGAACGCTCTTGATGACAACCTCGAGGACGAGCCCTGCGCCGGGGACCTCAACGCGTGCTTGTACGACAGCGTTCTCGTCGCTCTCGAGCAGTGTGAAGTAGTCGCGCTCCATCCCGCTCTTGGGGATCTCGGCGTTGAAGCTTCCCTGGAGGTCGTTGACCGACTTGGAGAATCCGCTCGGTGAGCGAGCGAGGGAGTGCTTGAGCTTTGCGCCGTTGTCTGCGGTTACGCTGAGGTCGGTCACCTGATTCAGACGACCGCCAGCACCCAGAGACAGTTGGCCGCGTGGATAGAACTCGAGAGGCTTAGGGGTGGCCATTGGTTACCTCAGGTGGACAGCACCGCGAGCGACTGCTTCGCGAGGTGCGATACGATTTTGGTGGGTACGACGTAATCAACCTGCGTCGAATCCGTCGGGTTGATCCGCACGATGAAGGAGCCATCGCTGACCGCCTTGGCGAACTTGTCGCGCCGGACGATGCCAAGGCGGATGTGCACGTCCATGCGGCCGATCACGCGTTCGCGCACTTCAGCAATGGCCACGCAGTTGTCCGGGAGCTCTTCGCCATCAGCAAGTGCCTCAATGAGGTTGAGCCCCTTGAAGGTCGTGGCAATGAAGGTCCGTAGGTCCTTGGCGACGAAGTCGCATCCATCAACGCGGGTGTCGTCGAGGACGCGGTCGTCGGCTTCGCCAGTGCCGAGCTTGAAGTAGCTGGTGATGGGCCTCGTTACGTAGGCCAGCCCGCTCTCGTCGTACGAGACGCAGGTGATGCCGCTGTTGAGGTCGTCCTCAACCTCCGGGACAGTGGGCGTTCCGCTTACGAGGTCGGCGGGACCGTAGAGCGCAGCAATCGCGGTCATGCCGATGCGGTTGGTGTTCGCGTTGTTTGCGATCTCGCGAAGCCGCTGACCGATGGCCCACCCCATGATCTCGCAGGGCAGAGACTCAGCGTCTCGAGCGAGCCAGTAGCAGGAGCGGTCATGGTTCACGGCGGCGACGCCCGTCTTCAGCGAGGCGTTGGTGCTGTCAGTGCAGCCGTGCATCGCCTGCTGCAGCTTTGCCCCGAGCCCGCTCTTGTAGAGATCGATGTGAGCCTTGGCTCGCGCAGGGGCGGTCCCTGTCGTTTGCGCGATGTCGAAGTTTGAGGCGACGAACCCGATGTAGTCGTATTCACGGCCTGCAACGAGGGCGAGGACGTTGGTCCAATCCGGGTCGGCCGTGCCGCCCGCAAGTTTGGCCGCGCTCACCGCAACGGTTCCGCCTGCCCCGCCGATCAGTTGAGCTGCGAGGGTAATGTCGTTGCCAATCCGCCCCAGCGCCTTCGACGTGAAGGTGATGACGCCGGCGACGTTGGCTGCCGTCACGGGCATGTTGTCGGTCTTTGCATTGACCGCCGCCACGTGACGAGCTGCGGCCACAGTTACCGATTCGCCAGACGCCCAGACCGTCTCAGTTATCCGGCCAGAGACGCGACTTCGCACCGTTCGAGCTTCGGTCACCGAACCGGCCAAGGTCATCGTGGCAGAGGCTGCGATGCTGGCGGCTGCGGCAGCACATGCGAGGTCGACTCGAGCGGAGCCGAGCTCCTCAAACAGGCGCTTGGCTGCAAGGTGCGTCGGACCTCCCACGCCAGCATAGAGACCAACGTCCGACTCGCCGGCCACCGCCTGCACAAGTTGGGTGTCAGGCGTGATCGTCGAGCCTGAGCTGTTGATGCAGCCCAGCAGCAACGCGCGCTTAGCGCCAGTGCCAGGAGAGGTTGACCCGGCCTTCAGGTCAACGAGAAGGCCAACGCCCGGCGAGCGGGACGAGGGAGCGAGAGCAAGGGGGACACCGGGCACGATTATTCACCGTCTTTCTGAGCTTCTGAAACCTTGGCGGATTCAGACTCTTCTTCGGCCTGTAGGTAGGACTCAAAGTCCTCTTGAGTGCGCGCCGTCAGATCTCCAGCGCGCAGATGTTTCTCGTAGGTCGGCGCGTAGCGCTCCCACTCAGCTTGGCCAATTGCGACCACAACTTTCTCGTCGAACTGTGGGCCTTCGGCGGTCATCTGAGCGCCAATGAACACGGTGGTTCCGAGGCGAGTAACGAGCCGCCCAGGAACACACGAAACGAATTTGTGCATAGGACCTCAGGAAGTCATGTCGATCCGGTTGTCGACCACGACAGGGATGGTGTCGCTGGGTGTCTCGCCGGTGGACACATCCACACGAGACAGATTCCAGGGAGAGCCAGAAACCAGCGAGCGCCGAACGGCGATCCGCGAGGTTTCAAACTCGATTAAATAGACGTAGACCTGCGGCGTTACCGCGAGGCGACCACGTCGAGCGATTCGGATCGGATGCCGCGAAACGACCAGACCGTCGTACCCAGTGCGCTGCACGAGCAGCTCTTCCAGGTCGTCCAGGATGTCGAGCCCTTCACGCGTTCGGCGCTCGGTTGCGTCGAGTCGGCTCACGACCACGTAGGCGATCCAGCCGTCGACGTTGGAGTCCGCACCATTCTGCGTGAACTCGTATTGGTCGGAGTCGTTCCACGAGAGGACGATCGCTGGGTAGCGAGTGATCTTCCCGCTGAAGAGGTCGCGTGCGGCGCTGGCCCCAAGCTGCTCGTAGTACGAGACCTGTTTGACCTCTCCACCCGTTGCTCCGGAGACAGCCGTCTCGATCGTCGCAGTGGGGTTGAGCCCTGCAATTGGTGGGTCGAAGCGGGTGACTGTTCCGATAGGAAACGTTTGCTCGGTGCCGCCCAGGACCGTCACAACCGGGACCAAGGTCCCAGCGCCAGAGGCTACCGTGGTGGTTGCACTGACGATGAGCAGGCGCTGATAGTCGGCCTGCCCATTGGCGATGGGGACAAGATACTCGCCCTTCTCGAGGATGACGGGAGCCCCGGTGGCGATGGCTCGCACAGCTCCTGCTCCTCTCGTGCCAGACAGCAACGAGAAGAGACCCAGCAGTCGGCGAGCGACGGTGTTGGTGATGCTCACTGGAACCCGGCGGCCTCCAGGATTCCGTCCACAATGGTGTCGGCGGCAGCGTTGAGGGCGGCCTCGTCAATGTCGAGGAAGTCTCGACGCTGCATCCTCGAGGTCCCGGTCACGTGGTACATGCCGTATGCCGTGTCCGTTGTGACCTCGACATGTGAAGCCCCAACGTCAGCGTGAATCGAGGCCCGAAGGCGTCCAGTGTCCACCAGGATTTGAGCCCCGGTGCCGCGTCGTTTCAGGGTGCTTTCAGCAAGCCCAGGCCATCGGCCGTGCCCCTGCGTCGCGAAGTTTTCTTGGACCCCATCCATGAGGTCCTCGGCTGCCAACTGCATGACATCCGCCCCAGGCTTGGCCGCGGCTTCACCGAGGTCCTGAAACGCAGCGATGAGCTCGTGGAGGTCAACCGAGATTGCCCCGCCGCGAGCGGTTGTGGGGGCGGGCCTCAAAACCCACCCCGCCCGCTGGGGTACTGCGCCGACGGGGCAAAGATGGGAACGGCCTCCGCGTTGACCGTGAGCGGTCCGCGGGTTCTCATCATTGGGTTGGCGGTTGTCGTTGCCTCCGACGAGAGGCGTTGAATTCCCTTGGCCGCATTGTCGAGACGCTTCTCAGCGTCTTTGCGCTGCGACTCGTAAGGCCAGGTGCCATCCGGCAGCATCCACTCTTGTCGCGTCATTGCGCGTCGTGAGATGGCGACCAGTGCAATGGTGTACTGATAGTGCTCGTTTGCTCGGATCTGGTCGAGCGTCGACTCGCTGAACGACATCGCCAGATCGTCACGCACTGAGCGCGTAGCAATCTTGAGGAACCGTTCGACGAGCGTTGCATCGGCAGCCCCGCTGCCATCGTCATCGAAGTAGCGGGCCACTGTTGCCGCACCGATGGCCTCCTCAAAGAAGGCCTGATCGATGTCGGGGGTGGTCATCAGCCGATGAACCCACGCTCAAGCATGAGCGCGTGCTCGTCGCACTTCACGAGCAAAGGGCCACGCTCGAACAGCGTTCGCACGCCATCAGAGGTGCTCTGAAAGCGCTCGAAGACGAAGACCTCGGACGAACCAACAGAGGCCTCCACAGAGGGCGAGGCCTCCGGCGGGGACGCTTCTGCCGGCGGCTCAGTGGTCACGGTCGGATTCTGATTCTTGTTTTTCTCAGCCATTGATTTCCTCGAACGAGAACGAAGGGGAACCAGGCGAGCCGTCCGTCAAGACGGCTCAAGCCGTCACTGGTAGCAAGCGAAGATCTGGTAGCCGACCTTCGGGCCCGTCATCAGCGCGATGTCAGCCTGACTGACCACGACCATCGTGCCGCCTCGAGGACCACGGCCCTCCACGCGGAACTGGCGAGTGTCCCAGCCCGCATTGGACAGGCCCTTGCGGCGGTACGTGTACGAGGTGGCGATGTCGTCGCCGTTGGTGGGCACGCCCGGCGGTCGACGGATGAGCGTGCAGTTGTCGGGCAGGATGAGGGCAGCGGCAGACGCGCTGCTGCTCTTGCTCTTTGCCACGCTGACGTGGAACTTGATGCCGAAGAGTCCAGGCACCGTGAACTCGAAGGCGCCGGAGTCGGCCGAGTCGTAGAAGCTCTTCAGGACGGTGTCGGCGCCCCTCATGCCGAGGTGCATCGTCAGATGATTGCGCACCGCGGTATTGGCGAAGAATGCGTTGGCGACCTTCAGGTTCATGAAGCCGTCGGTGAGGCCACCGAGGGACGCAAGCATCGCGGTCTGGATGTCGGCGATCGGGTCGGAGGCAGAGCCTGCGTTCCACTTCGCGGTGGCGCCCAGGGTCACGCGCACAGACGAGTCCCAGTTGCCCGAGGTCTGGAACAGGCCGCCGGTGCCAAAGACGTCGTGCTCGCGATCGAGCAGGATCTTGTTCGCGCAGGCCTTCGCCAGCTGCTGCCGGGCGTCGTACGCCGTTGCGTTCTGCTGGGTGATGTCGTCAACGAAACCGCCGATGAAGCGGTCCACCACCGTGTAGGGAGCGAGAGAGCTGCCGATGTCGATCTCGGGGATGGCGCCCTGGCGCGAACCCTTCACATCGGCTCGCAGGTAGGTGTTGTCCTCGGAGAAGGTCCGGTACTTGTCGTTGTCGGTCTCGCGCAAAATCGGAGGCGAACCCATGTCTGCCATGAACTCGCCGTTGCGGTAGCCGGCCAGGTACCCGGGGATCTCCGTCGGGTCGTGCACGTCGTCAGGCGTGAGGGCGAGCATGACGGTCGAGCCAACGGCTACGTCGAGCCGTCGGGCGTCCTCCGGCTGGATGATGGTGAGCGGGACTTGGCCACCCCGGAACTCGGGAGAGAAGATGTTTTGCGGCTGCATTAGAGCTCCAAATGAGAAAAGGCCCCGCACTGCGGAGCCCTCTGCTGGGTTGGGTTGTTGGTTGTTCTCGCGCTCAGGTCGCGCCGAAGTTCATGGGACCGGAGAGGATGACTTCGATGTCTTCATCCGCGCCGGCGGCGGCGTTCTTCGCCTGTCCGAGGATTGCGTTGCCAGCTGCGGCAACAAACGTGATGGCTTTGCCGGCAGTGTTCGCCATGAGCGTGGCGCCCGCCGCTACGGCTGCCCCACTGGTCACGATGGCGATGCCGCGCGTCTGCACATCGCCCCACTTGGATGCTCCAATCGGGGTAAAGGTAACGCCCAGCAAGCCGTCGGTGCTGGCTGCTGGTAGAGCGACTTGGTCGCCATCGGTTGCGTTCTTCTTAACCGCCAGTTTTGCGGCAATGGCCGAGCCAGGATTGAAGGCGGAGACGATGGACTCCGGAATTGCGCGTCGCTGAGGCATGATGATTCTCCAAATGAGAAAAGCCCCGCGAGTGCGAGGCCTTGAAGGTTTCGGGGTTGGGTTGGTGCGTCAGGACGCAGTCGCGAACATCTCGGGAATGTCGACGATCGAGTGGGGGATGCCGTGCGTGGTCAGCATGACGCACGCAGCCTTGTGGGCCTGCTCGTGCGTGAGCTTGTCACCCCCGGGTTGAGCCTTCACAAAGCCGATGGCTCGCTCGTGCTTGTTGTTACCCGGCACGGCCAGCAGCTTCATGGCGAACTCCTGAGCGTTCGAGTTGCGCGCTTGCTCGTTACCGCCGAGGACGAGTCGCCCTGCGGAATCGAGTCGCACGCCGTTGATTGGGGCGGTCGTGCGAGCAGGGGCGGCCTGCCCGTTGACCAAGTCACTCACGCGGCTGGTGAGCATCGGGTTGATCTGTTGAGCCGGGTCGGCCTTGGGGTAAGCCTTGGCGAAGTCGGCCGGCTGAAACATGCGAAACGAGAGCAACATCGGTTGCAGTTTCGGATCGAGGCGGTGCGCTGCAATAGCCTCCCGCACGTCGCCCTCTGCGTCCTTCTTCCGCATGCCATCGACAGCCGAGCAGATTTCATCGTCGGTGGCAGTGACAGCCAGACCGAGGCTCGACATGAGTCGATCTCGCAAGCTGGGGGGAGCGGGAGCTGGAGCGGACGTGGGAGCGGGGGCCGATGCCGTCATCGGAGTCCCCTTGGCAATCGCGGCGACGACATCATCTTCGCTCGCGTCGGCGGACAGTTTGAGGTTCGAGCGAAGGACAGCGAGCAGAAGAGCGGAGGTAGCCATGTCGGTTTCCTTGGAGGTTGGGAGGTTGGCCGCACTCGCGGCAATCGGCGGAGCAAGGTCCGTCAGGAATGGTTGGTTGGTGAATGCGACCGAGGTCAGTTTGCAGCCGATGGGCTTCTTCGAGACGGCGTCTGTAGCCTGCAGCTGAAAGGCTCCTGAAACGCCAGCGATGTGGCCGCCCTTGACCCACCGCTTTGCGGTCTCGAGATACTCAGTCAGTGCCCACAACTCATCACGCCCGCTAGCTCCAGGACGAACCTCGAGCTCGTGGACCCAGGCGTGAGCCAGGGTCATCTCGATGGGCGACGAGAGGGGCATCTCCGACGCGTGGTGAAGGTCGTAGGCGACCACACGGCCGTGGTTTGCTTTGTTTTGGTAGCGAGGCTCAGAGCGGAAGTTGCGAACGCACTCGTCGAATCGTTCGCGCGTGAGCTCGAAGGCGCCCGCTCGGTGCCCTTGCCACGAGCCGGTGTGTGCAATGTTCACCCATTGCAGACCGCTCTTGGTGGTCGGGCCGTCGGTGAGAAGAACGAACGTGCGATACATGTGGCTCCAACTACTCGGCCGGTTCTGCCGGCGCGGTATCGTCTTCGGGGGTTGGTGGCGGGGTAACGCCTTCGGTGGTCGGCTCGGCGATCTCCGACGCAGTCTCCACGTCGACAGGCGCAGGCTCGACGATAGGTGTGGGATCAACAGCCAGTTCATCGCTCGCGACGGCCGCCTCAGCCGGCTCATCGCCCACCGCAACATCAAGCCCGGCATCGTGCTCGGGCGCCATGTAGAGCGGCGGACCATCAGCCCCCTCAAGAAGAATCCGGCGCGCCTCGTCAAGGTCGGCGAGGTCCCCCTCTTCTTCGACGGCAGACAGACCAAAGCCCTCGTCAGGTAGCGCGGCAAAGGCTGGGTGATCGCCCGTGACGATGTTGCCCCTGGCCTCAGCTTGCTCGGCTGTGAGGTTGCGGATAAGGCAGCGGCATTGGTGCCCCGCGGGGCAACGAACACGCTGCCACATTGGATCGTCAGCTCGTACGACGAGCCCGTTGGCCGCCGCGTGCGTCTTTCGTGCTCGCCCGTCAGTCGTCACCGCGACCCACATCCAGTAGGGGCGCTTCTCGACGATCTTGGGGGAGGACATGACCGCTCGGCGCGTCTCGCCGTAGGCCGTCATCACGTTCGTCCTGAAAACGTTCTCAAGATGGTGCTTCGCTAGCTTGGTGGCCCCGAGCTCCTCAAACTTCGCGTCCAAGTGGGCTCGAAAGGCGCGAACGTCCATCCCTTGGCCTACCGCGTCGGTCAGTACGGCCTGAGCCGCCTCAAGAACTCGAGCTTGCTCAATGCCGGCGATGGTGAACGCTCGGCGCCGAGCCTCCCCCGTCATGGCAGCGAACTGCTCCTTGGGGACAGCCAAACGCTGGACGATGTTCTCGATCGCTTCCTGGTTTGGCATGCGGTCGAGCAGGAGATCGGCCATGCCGTAGCTATTGAGCCGGGTCGGAGCTAGACCGAGCTCGTGGTCGCTCCAGGCATCGAGGGCGGCTCTCAGGAGCATCTCCTCAACGACCATCGCCATAGCGGCACCGTCGACCGAGAGTCGTAGGCCACCAGAGGGGGCGAAGATCGGGCCCGTGCCAGCATGCGCCTCGACAGACTCCAGGAGTCCCCTCTTCCACTCGTCGACCACTTCGACGCCCTGGCGAGCGAATCTGTCAGCGAGGCGAACACGTCGATCGTTGGCTGGGTCGGCCAGCAGAGCGCTCGCGGTGGAGAGCCAAAGAGAGGCCTCATCCTCGTCGATATCGCGCTGGACTGGCGCAGGAGCTTCCTCAGCCGGGACCGCCGTTGCGGCCACTTGGCCCGGCTCCTCAGGAGCTACGGGCGGCGGCGGGACAGGTGCGGCTCCTGAGGGGGCTGGTGGTTCTTGAGACTCATCGGAAGGGGCGGGCGGGGGTCCTTCACTTGTTGGCGGTTCGCCCATGCCAGACAGCCCCTGCATTGCCTGCTGGGCAGCTTCGGCCTGGGCTGCCGCTGCGGCCTTTGCGGCCATAGCCTCCTGGTAGGAGGCGTAGATTTTACCGTCGAGGAGGACTTCCTCATCCTCGCTGGGCTTTCGGAAACCGCTGAGCTCATAAACTTGGTCCACCGAGAGCGGTACACCGAGACCAGCAACAGTCGTCGCTCGAGCGAGGTCATCCGTTCGATTTGGTGACTTGTCGGCCTTGATGGCAAAGGTGGGGGTGTACGCCTCAACAGCGTCGTCATTCTCAAGGCCTAGTCGCGCTGCGTTAAAGCGGACGATATCCGCCACGATTCCCGTCTGGATTACGGTCGAAAGCTCGCGGGCGTCACGGGCGAGGTAGATGTCTTGTTGGCGCTCACCCGTCTCGCTCTGGCTGCGATTCGCCGAGTCTTCGAGGGTCGTGAGAGCTTGACCCAGCAACATGCGACTGAGCTGGGCATCAACCGCGTCGATGATCTCCTTGTGGATTCCGCCCGATTCTGGATGCGGCCACGGAACATTGAGGCGCATTCCTTTGGGCAGTTGTGCGGTCTGGATGCCTGTTCCAGCTCCCAGAGCATCCACCTGAGCAAAGGCGTCACTGAGTTCTTCGGCAGAAAGCTGTGCGTCCTTATCGATCTCCGGGATCTTCCAGGGGCGACCGAAGATCTCCATGAGGACGTTGCGCTCGCGGGCACTGCAGCGCTTGAAGAACGCCCAGTACATACAACGCGGTGCGTAACCCTCGCGCTCGGGGTACTCACGAAAGAGACGGGGCAGGAAGGTGAGGAACTTCCCCTCTTGTTCGGAGAGGTCGAGACCAACGGCCTGAAAGTCACCGGCCTGGTACCAGGTATCGATGAGCCTAGGCTCACGCATGGGGCCAAACGAAACGCGGCGCGGGTGAACCCAGGGCAGCTCCCCGATCGCCCAGTCGACGCCACGACTTGCGGAGCGGACCGGCATCCAAACCTTCTCGTGAACGCTGCGGCCGTCCCAGTATGCCCAGGCCACCGAGCCGACGAGCGGAATCGGACCGGCTCCAGCAACAGGTCGCTCCCCACCGAGAGAGGGCGCAGGCAGCAGCCGAAGTTCACGCGCGACGGTGTCGCTGACTCGCTTGGCCTTGGCCTTTTCGAGCCCCTCTCCCTGTGCCTGAGTCATCCCCCAGCCACAGGACTCGATCTGCCAGAGTCGCCGCTGAAGCAGTGAGGCTAGGGTGGGGTCGAGGTCGAGGACCTTTCCGGAGAGGTCCGTCATCTCCACCATTCGGCCCTGCTCGGCGTTCCGTACGGCGGCAGCGATGGTGTCGAGGTTGATGTTACGACCTGGGTCGTAGCGCCACTTCTCGGACTCGGGAATCTTGGGGTCAATCAGCCGACGACGTAGAACAGACGCATCTGTGCGCACCCCATCCACGAGCTGCAAAGGGCCGCGCTTGTCTCCGAGTACGAAGACCTTCGATTGGGTGGTGTTCAATGGGTGCACAAAAGCCACCCGCCCCGGCGAATCTCCGAAGAGACTCAGCCAGGGCGGGCGTTCGGTCCGAGGGGATCACGTCCGATGCTGCCTCAGATTAGGCTGGTTTTTGGCTTGCGCTAGCGGACACGTGCGGACAGGTTCGGCACTAGGCGCAATCGGACAAGCGCGGACACTTGCGGACACTTGGGTGTCAGATGCATCCGCTGTCGAGCGTGAGAGGGGCATGAGCAAGCCTGACGCTGGGGATACCGTTCACGAACTCTTGCCGCTTCCGACTGAGCCCGCCGAGATTCGACAACTCACTGGTGTGCGCCAACTTGCCGCAGTGCTCGCCGTCAAGGGAGAGCACCTTGTGCACGACGCCAAGGCCCACGCGGCGCACCCAACGCTGACGTTTCTGTTTTGCCGCACGCAAGGTCTAGCGCTCGTGGTGGCGTGGTTCCTCGGCCCGACGTGCTCCGTGCGCAAGGCTGAGCGCATCCTCTACGTCGAAGAAGACGGGACTGAGTCGGAATCGTGGATGCTTGCGGCCGACGACCGACCGGTCGACCTATCGGTCAACTGAATCGGCGGATGAACCTTGTTGACGTGCGCAAAGAACGCAGGCTTCGCGGGCTTCCCACGTCGAGCTGGAACGGGTCCGCGGTTCGTCCACCGCTCGAGCCAGTGCCCAAACTCCAGCGTGCAACGCCAGCACACCACGAAGCCGGGCGAATAAACGCAACCGGTCGCAGGGTGCGACACGCCGCCGCAAGTTGGGCACCAAAGCGTTTCGTAGTCCATGAGGCTCACGCTCGACTTGGGCGCTTGCTGCGCATCTCTGCGGCGAGCTTCCTGCGCTCGTGACGGTTGAGAATCGGCAGGGAACTCTCTTGCTGAATGGCGCCGGTGGAGACTTTCAGCAGCTTCTCCTTCACCTCAGGCGACACGAAGACGTGGTCGGGGTTGATGGGGACCGACCACGCCGCCTCAATAGCGTCCCGGATGTCGTCGATGGGATTCGCGTGACAGGTCACGACGCCGCCCGCGCGCCCGCGTGGATCATCTGCCTCTCGACCCACGCGTCTAGCTTGCCCCGCGTTGAAACAAGCCGGCCCATGAATCTCCACACGGGTAGCGGGTCCCGTCGGCGGTTGAGCCAGCGGCGGGCGGTCCGCTCGCTCACCGCAACATTCAGTGCAGCGAGCGCACCGAGGATCTCTTTCCAGCCTTCCACTTGGTCCTTCGTCTTCTTCGGCATGTCCACTGTGATCACCCGTCCTTGGCTGCAGCTGTCTGCTTGGTAGTCTCTGGCTGTTGTGGAAAGCGCGCGTTGAGCTCCGCGGCTCGCTTCCGCATTTGCTCGATGCATTGACGTCGAGTCAGGGTCGGGTTCTTCGCCATCCAGGCGCGAAGACGGCGTTCTTGCTTGTCCATCGTTCACCAGTCCGCGACCAGCGCGGGCCTTTCCTCGGTTAGTGGTCGTCGCTTCCGCTCGATTGGCGCAATGAGTTCGCGCTGCACAAGCACATCAAAGAGTCTCGCGCGCGCCCGCCGCAGCACCTCTCGGACTACGCGGTCGGACACCCCGGCTGCAGATGCGATGGTGGGGACGGTCTGCCGCACGAGCTCGTGCTGGTTGCGCTTCTCCTCGCCAAGAGCTGCGCGCTTGGGAACTCGCACCCAAGTCCCAACGTGGAAGGCTCTCAGCCAGTCGAGTGCTCGCTCGTGAATCTCGCCGACGTTCGCTGCCCGGATGGCAGCATCGCAGGTCAGCTCCAGGTGAATGGCGTCCACGCCTCGTGGCTCTCGTCCACCTGATCGAGTCGGACTGACGGGCAGAAATTCAACTCCGGCAGATCGCAGTCGCCTTCGCTCGGCAAGGTCTTCGTTGCGGTCCTCAGCAACTGCGAGCGACATCGATCCACCGCCAAGAATGGTCGAACAGCTGGCCCGGTCGAGAAACTCAGCGAGCGATGCGAACGGGAACTTGCGGTTGCGCGCTCGGCCAACCACAGCGAGCTCTCCCATGCCAGAGAGGCGGCGCGCCTCGTCCCAGGCTGATACCGCCAGCCCTTGTGCAATCGCCTGCAGAACCTCGCTCTCCTCGAGCCTCGCAAGGTGAACGCAGAGCGCGCGCACCTCTCGGTCCAGAGAGGTCACACGTCGAAGTGTTCGACCAATGGCCTCGTCCAGCGCAGCGTCAGCTTGCTCCTTCCAGCGCTCAAAGTCGCCGGACCGATGAAAGCCATCCACCTCCAGGTTCTCCCACGACTGGGCTCCGCTTGGTCTTGCGGTGCCACGCCATGCACGATCGGCCAGCTCTTGATCCCACGGACGATTTGTCAAAACCCACCTCCAACAGCACGATCCCTCGGCGCTACCTGCGGTCTCGGTCGGTTGGCCAAGTTCCGAGGCTCGGTCATCTCCACACGAGCAGACGTAAGAACGCAGGCCATCGCGAGGTCGCCGTGCGACGCCCCGATCGTTGGCATGAGGATCTTCGTTCCGCCCCCAGGCACGGGCTTCGACGTCACGCGCGAGAGCTGCATAATCAGCCGCGGATCGTCTGGCAGCTCCAGCCACCCCTCGCTCATCATGCGACGCACGAGCGTGAACTGCGTCTCGGTCCATTCGGTGGTTGTGGCTATGCCGACGTATTGCACCGCCCGCTCTCGCCCCTGCCAGTCGCGTCCCTTCGTCTTCGGGAACTCCTCGAGGGCGGTCGCAAGCGCGTGGATGTCCCCAAGGAAGCTCCAGGCCTGGTACTCGGCACACTTGCGCGCGAATCCGCTGCACACCTCGCTCGGCTTGAGCGGACTGCCACGCTCGGGCTTCACCTCCTCGAGATAGGCGAGCACCACTCTGCGCCCCTCCTTCGCTTCGTCTGGAGTCGCCCGACGAGCGATGCCCATAGCGCTGCTGTTCCGGACGAACCCAAGGTCTCCTGCGGCCCAGTGCTCGAAGTTCTGCATGGGCGCCTTCGTTCGCTCGCGATTCCGGTTGACCGCCTTGGCGAGCACTTCAGGCGAGAAGAAGATCTTGCTGCCGGCGGGATACGGGATGGCGTCGATCTCGCGCGCCGCGTTGTCCGGATCGGTGGCGCGCATGTGGCGCTCGATCGTGCGGTCTGGATCCCACGTCGGGTTCAGGTCACGAGTCGGAGCTTGGCAGATGAGCGCCTCTGCGTGGATGCCCCAATCGCGAGCGATCTCTCCCTCCATCCGCCCGTAGCCGGCGATGAAGGGCGTGCTGAACATGAAGAGCTGCGCACCTGGAACGATGCGCTGGATGGCCGCCTGGAAGAGGGCGTTGTCGTTGGCGACCTTGTCGTCCTCGGCTTGGAAAAAACAGGCCTCGTCGAAACCGCAGAACACCAACGTCTTGCCGCGCGCCCACTTGCCGCCAGCGCTCGCTACGCCGACTCGGATATCCACGAGCTTCCCATCATGCGGACGCCGGACGGTTATGACCTCCGTGGTTCCCACTCGCTCCGTCTCACCCTTGCGAGCGCGGTACTTGTTGACCACACAAGCCAACAGCCGAGGGTTCGCCTCGAAGTACCCACGCACAAACGAAAGCGCCTGCGCCGCTAGCGTCTTGTCAGGCGCAACGATGAGCGACCAGGCATGCTCTCCACGAGCCAACGTCGGCAGCGGCACGGTGAAGGACGCATGAATTGACTTTCCGGCGAGGAGTCGCGACGTCTTGCCCGCGCGACCGCCTGCACGGCACACCACGACGCGCCGCGGTTCGGGCGGTAGCGAGTCGCGGTCACATCCGAAGTGCTTCTGGCACTCATCATCGGATAGGTGTGGAGACCGGCCCTCTGAAGCATCCGCAATCCCAGCCATGAGCGGCGAGAGGCGAAGCGGGCCCCCGGAGTCGAACAGTTCCGTCGACATGAACTGCGCGAGCGGCACGTCGAACGGGTTGTTTGGCTTCCTCGGTCCGCCTCCCCTGAGCATGCGCAAGCGGGCGTTGGCACGCGACACGAGCAACGGGTCAAGGGTTCGAGCCGCGCTCATGATTCCTCAGCAGGGCCATCCAAACCCATGAGCCGCTTCATCGTCTCTGCGGAATGCACGCGACACCCACTCAGGCCGCAATCGTCGGGAGCAACGTCAACAAAGTGCTTCAACTCGTGCTCGTCGAAGGAATCCAGCTCCGGTTCCACGCGCATCTGCACACGCACAACCTTCGCGAACATTGCCTCGGTCGCACGCAGCGCCTTCGTCTGCGCCTCGAGCCGAGGAATGAGCGGCAGGGCCTCCGCCTTCGCAGCTCCATCGAAGATGCTCAGCGCTAGCAGCTCCCTGCGCTTCAGCAGCTCTTCGTCTCCTCCACGAAGGCGAGCTCCGGCAACGTCCGCATCTTCCTTAATTCGTCGTGGGGACAGGCCCCACACTCGAGCGAGCGCCTTGTGGGTGATGCGTCGCCAGCGCCGGTCGACCATCAAGCGCATGATGATGCGGATTCGGTCGTCTCGAGTCGCAGGCCGCTCGTGCTCGTGCTCGAGCAGAGCAGAAGCGGCATCAACCATGCGCTTCTCGCGACGCTCGGGAGAGTCTCCCCAGGTTGTTCGGGGCTTGGGCATCACGTCCACCCATGGGCACAGCTCGTGCTTTGCGTGAGAGTCACGAGGCCACCCCCGCCAAACCGAACTGAACCGGGCCAAAAGCCGTGATGACTCGGTTTCGCTCACACAGCCTGCGCTTCGTGGCGTCGCCATATCGAGCCGCTAGCCCCGCCTCAGTGAGCCCGCTGGTCGGAAGGGTCGTGAGACCCGCGTTGTAGCGAGCTTGCATGAGTGTCGAGACGACGGGCGCAACACCGGCGCGCGGTTCGTGTTCAAACCCAATCTCGTCGAGGATGAGCAGGGTGGCCTTGAGCGCCGATCTCATCAGCGGGCCGTCATCGGTTGCCGACAGCGGCAATCGGTCGCGCTCAAGCTGCAGTTCCGGGGCGGAGACGAACCGGATTCCCGCAGCAATCTTCACCTCGGCGGCGCTCTTCGCGATGCTGAGACGGTGTCGAGCGAGCGCCACAACGAGCGTGGTCTTCCCCGCTCCAGTCGACCCGAGCAGGGTTAGCCCCTCGCCCGAAGATGCGCTCCACGGAGTTGGCTGGTTGATGCCGGCGAGCAAGCGATGGTCCACCGACCAACGAAGCGAGGGACCAAGCACCGCGTGAGGCATCGCTGGGAGCGACCGCAGAGCCTTGCCCAGCACGATCTCGCGCATGGACTCCGCGTCCACCACAGCGCAGTCGTGGCAGAGCTCCAGACGCTCAGGGACGACCTCACCGCATCGGCAGCGGAACACCAGCTCGCCATCCAGCTCGACCATGTTTGCGCTCAAACGTCGAATTTCGGCCAGACTTAGCAACATCAAAACACCTGCCCATGTTCGTCGGGGACGAGCCCCAGTTCCCGCTGCTTTCGCGCGTTCTCCGCGATGAACTCCGCGCGCTTTCGTTCCTCGGTCGGCTGGTACTCAGGGCTCCGCTGGACGGGACGCGACCCACGGGGCGGAAGGGGCGCTGACGGTCCTCGCCCAAACTCAGCAGCCTTCGCCCTCCACGTTCGCCAAGCCGCACTCCAGTCGACGAACCGCGAGTCTTTTGCGGCGTGCCAGTCGAGGAACTTCTGAACTTCGGAGCCCCAGGTCGGGTCCTGGGTTTGGGGGATTCCCCAACCGTGGAGCCAGTCAGCGACGATGCCGTCGGCGGGCTGCCGAGTCGCTGGTCGCTTCCGGTCAGGCTTGTGAGCCTTCGGTTCCCCCTCTGGGGTGGGAGCCGCTTGCGGCGATGACTGGTCCGGGCCCAGCTCGGCCTCCGCGCGCTCTCTATCTTTGCTCTGCTCTGCTCTGCTCTGCTCAGAGTGACCGGCGGTGACAGCTGGTGACCGCGTGTGACTATCGGTCACGTTTTGTGACTGGCCGTCACGCTGCGTGACTAGATGTCCGGTTTCGTCACCAGGAGTCACAGCGCGTCCAGTTTCGTCACCGGATGTCACCGGGCGGGCGGAGCGGAGACGGTCAGCGGCGTCGCGTGACCGCTGCTCTTGCTTGCGAAGCTTGTCCGAGCTTCGGGCCTGCTGCGCCTCGACGTAGTTCGGCAGGGCTAGGCCTCCGTCTACCTCCACCACGCAGCCGTCAGCCAACAGCCCGTCTTCGCCTCGCAGGGCCAGCTCGACGACATCGGGAGGCATGCGGACCAGGAGCGCCAGACCGCGAGTACCAGCCTTGCCAACGGCCACGAAGCCGGACAGGTCGACCTTGCGAAGTAGCTCCCAAAGAAGAGCGCGGGCCTGCCACGAAAGCAGGCAAAGCTCGGTCGTGTCGCGCTTGTAGATGCGCACATAAGGTTCGTCCGGCCACCTCATGCGGCTGGCCCTACCGCGAGAGTGAGTTGAGGTGGGTTGCGCTTCAGCTCTTCGGCTTCGATGCGGGACAGCTCAAGATCGAACTCGGGCCAGAAGCGGGCCGGCAAGCGGTCCCAAGCTCCAGACAACGGCGCGCCGCATCGCTCGCGAAGGTTGTTCGAGATTTCCCGATGCTTGCTGCGCCACGACGGAGACAGCCGAGAGAGAGCGCGGATGCGAGCCTTGAGTTGTCGCGCTCGACGCGGTCCAATGGTCTCGGAGTTGGCCTGAGCCTGCAGCAGCATCGTCTGCATCACAGGAAGAAGTTCGTGCGCCACTGCTCTAACGATGGACGCGACGTCGTTCGCCTGAGGAGCGAGCCGACCGTCGACAGCGGCGAAGAAGACGTCCGTCACCTCGTCCTGGACACGATCGGCCGTTTCCGTCTCGGAGCGCATGCACACCTTGAGCACCTGCCGACGGTTGAGCAGGTACACGGTTGCCGGCCGGCCACCATTTTGCCGCACCGTGCGGCAAAGCTCGTTTTCATTGAACATTCTGGCTACTAGTTCACGAACGGCTCGTGGTCGCTCGAACCCTAGGCGTCGGCCCAACTCCTCGTCCTCGATGAGCGGTTCGCCATCAACGAAGACCACCGGCCAACCCCTGAAGGTCTCGGTCCTGTCGACCTTGACGATCTCGTTTCTATTCATCGCTCCTCCGTACTGAGCGCCCGCCTACCCTCGAGGGTGCGAGCCCAAATCAAGCCATGGCGCGCCAGGCCAATCGCATCGCGCTCGTGCGCGTTCGACCGTCCCAACGAGGGATAGAGACCGCGAATCGCTCTAGCGATCACAGCGTCCGATGGTGAAGACACGCCAACCAAGCCACGCCTCCACACGGCAGCGGGAACCTCAAGCACGGTCTCGCAGAGAGGACGCAGCGCCGCGCGAATCTCCACTGCGCACTCCGTGGAGTGGACAAGTGCGCTCGCCATCTTTGAGCTGATGCCCTTCACGTTCTTGCGCTGGACTGGGAACACCTTCTCGACGCGCTCCACCACGCCGATGGCCCAGGGAGCCGGCGTTTTCTGGTCAAGAAATGCGAACCAACCAGCAATGACGGAGTTCGCTTCAGCCCAGCCGCGAACCGATGCCTTCTCGACAAAGCTGACGCTGCGCGAGCGGACGCCACTTGGTGACGAATGCCTCATCAGCGCTAGCCCAACCGTCGATCCTGGGTCGACTCCGATACACCAGTAGTCTCTCATCGTGCCATCGCAGCGCGCAGCAAGGCGCGCCCTCCATCGTCAAGGGCCTCGAGCGAATCGATAGGCAGGTAGCGCGTCTTGTTGCTCCAGAAGGCAACAACGCACGGCTGCGGGAACTCACGACTGGCCAGTTCGCGAAGTCGGTCGCGCTCGAAGGCGTCGGGGATCACGAGGGTGAGCTCCTCGCCTACCGGAATGCTGGGAGCGCCGACAAAGTCCATGGACTTGGTCGCTCGCGCGAGTCCGCCGGTGGGTCTGCTGCTGCGCCCATCTGTGGCTACGGAACTCATGTCACCACCGCGTTGATTCGCTCGGCAAACTTCCTCAGCGCCGCCTCTTCGAGGTCGCGAACGCGAGGCTGGCTAATGCCAAGTGCGAGCGCGGATTCCTGCAGAGTGAATCCGTTGTTTCGCTCAGCGATAGCCATGAGCAGAACCCCGCAATGGTGGGCTCCGTTCATTACCAACTCGCGGCAATCCCCACAGCGAAGCGCCGAGAAGAGCGCGCCGGAACGAGCGCACGGGACCACGCCGCGCGCAGTCATAGAGCCACCAATCGCTTGCTAGCGAGGTCGACAGCATTGCCACTAATGTCGAATCCGAGGAACCGACGGCCATTCAGAAGGGCAGCTTCACCGGTGGAACCGGACCCCGAGAACGGGTCCAGAACGATGTCGCCATCCACCGAGCTTTGACGAATGAGCGTTTGGAGCAAGCTTGGAGGCTTCTCTGTTGGGTACCCATCACGGACCGGCTCGAAGTTCAGGACGTCGGGAATGCCGAGGTCATGCAGCTTGCGCTTGCCCTTCTCAAAGAAGAGGACGAGCTCATACCTGGCTCTATAGTGGTATCCCAAGCCAATCCGGCCCTTGTCCCAGATGAGCGGCTTCCAGAATGTGAAGCCAGCTCGCTCGCCCATCGGCTTGATGGCGAACATGGTCTCCTGGTCGCAAAGCACGTAGCAGTGCGAGTTCGGTCTGAGGACGCGGAACAGCTCGCGGAACAGCTCAGGGAATCGAGCGTTCGGGAAGATCGGAAACCAGTCGTTGCTGGAAGACTTCGAGTGCGCGAGCCTCGTTGTTGTGCCCTTCGCCCGATGCTTCTCGAGCGATTCGTAGGCGGGGTCAGTGACAACGAGGCCCACACTCTCAGGAGGGAGCCGACGGAGCGCTTCAACCGCATCAGCGCGTTCGACAGCCCACCGGACGCCTGGACGTAGCGCGTCGACAGTCAGCATCGTTTGTTGCGATCCGTCGGCAGCCATGGTCACGGCTCCCCGAAGTAGACAGGGCAGATTTTAGCGGACTTGAGGGTCTTGCCGATGTCGCCGATAGCGTCGCGCTTGACCGCAGAGAGGCGCCACGGCTCCAACGTCCACGACAGCACGCCTTCCTTGTGCCGATAGCGCAGGCGAACCGGCACCTGATAGAGAGTGCCATCGCGGAAGACGGGAAGGGTGAGCAGGAAGAGCCCAGGGACTTTAAGAGGTTTGCCTGCCTCGTCCTGATGCTCGGCCGAATATGCGATAGCGCCCTCGCCCGAGCCAAGGTTCGTAACCTGCGCAACCTTCGAGGCGACGCGGATCGATAGGCCGCGGGAAAGCTCCATGAGGCGCTGAGCCGAAGCAAACTCAGCGCCGACGAGGCCGGCGTACTTCTTTGAAGACTCGAGCGCATTCTCGCCATTGGTGACGTCAACGATTCGCGACTCAAGCAACTCAGCGAACTGCTGCACGGACAAGGCCCGGCTGAAGGCACTGTTCCAGGCCTCCCACTCATCGGAGAACGGCAAGGAGTACTTGGCTCGGTGACGTTGCCAGTCAGGCGTATTGATCGTTCCGTAGTCGTAGATCGCTACAACTTCGGTATCAGCGACGAAGATTGCACTGTTGATGTCGGTGGCAAACCGGCGCGCGTGGTCGATGAACGACTCAAGGGTCGTAGCCTCAAACGGACCTTCGTTGCCATGCAGCAGGGGCCTTTCCCGATAGGGAGCTAGCGCCGCCTCCAAAGGCAAGGCGCCTGCATTGGTAACTAGGACCGGGAACGAGGCGCCGGTTCGAGGGTCGCTTACCATCTCGACGCGGCTCTGAACCGCAGCCTTGCGCGCCAATTCAGCGACAACTTCAGCTTCTGAACTCATTAGATAACCTCTTTCGGTGCGCTGATTTCCTCAGCAAGTTCTTTGACCTCTTGCCGCCCGCCAACGTCTCGCAGCGGGAGCTTCGTTTGCTTGGGATTGGAGGTCTCGAGCACTCCGCCCGGACCAACCCAGAAGATCGACCTTCCGCGTTTGCGCTTCGGGAGTTTGGTACTGACGGTCCCAACAACCTCAACCGTTCCACGCTCGTCGTGGGTGATTGATAGTTTGACGCTGAGTTCGCCCTTCACCTTGCAGTCGCCGTCGACTGCCAGCTCAGCCAACTTCTCGTTGACCGTCGCCAACTCGCGACCGAGTTCAGCGTTGAGTTCGCCGTCCTCTACTTGCGAGAGGAAGACCCCGAAGTTGCGAGCGATAAGAGCGCTCGCATCGATGGTTTTGACCTTGCTCATAGGTTCTTCCCCCCATGGCGGTGCTCGCGGCCAGCGTTGAAGCTGTGCTTGTCGCGGATCAACGCGCCAACGTCGACGCCGACAGCGCACGCAAGGTCGAAGCATCGGATGATGACGTCGGCGAGCTCCACACCAAAGCCCTCCGGCTTGAGCCGCGGGCCCGAGTGCTTGACCTCCCGAATATCGGCAAGGCTTCCACACTCGCGCAGAGCTTCGAGAGCCTCTGAAGCCTCCGAGTGGATGAGCGCGATCTTCGCGCCAATGGTGTTCACGCGCTGGTCGTTGGCCATCGTCGGCAGCTCAACAAGCTCAGGCCACCAGCCCTTTTCTCTCGCCAGTTGATGGCAAGCTCTTGCTGCGTCTGAGATGGCCTCAGCCATGTCGGCGGTAACTCTCGTGTCGGTTTCGGTATTCATGTTCTTCTCGGTTCCCTCGGTCGTTCGGTTACGGTGTTGGAATGCGTCGTGTTGTCAGAGAGACGCCACTTGGGCGTGTGGTTGTGGAGTACGAAGATGGGCAGATGCGTGTGCTCGTGGAGCCAAAGAGCGCCTCGAACGGAGGCAAGCCCGAGGCCTCGAAAGAGCCAGTCAAGGAAGAACCTCGGGTCGTTCACTAGGCCGCTCGAGGTTGCGGACGCGTCGTCGAATACGGCTCGAACGCTCGCGGCTGATTCGCTGGGCTCGCTTCAGGCGCAGGCAGAACTCAGCGTTTCGGAAGAGGTGCCGGGCGTGCAGACGCGTCGAATAGGCGTTGAACTGCTCGCAAGCGCCTATGCGGTTCGACAGCCAATCAAACGCAATGGCCAGTAGGACCAGGCACGTGGCAAAGATGGTCTCGGCAATCATCGCGACTGCTCGTGCTTCGCAAGGTCCACGAACTCGACAGCGCGCTTGCTAAGCTCGTCCGGGTCAACGCCCATCGCTCGCAGTTGCGAGTCGACTTCGACCTCAACCATCTCAAAGAGGGCGTCGAAGTCGTTGGCGGAGTGGTCTAGTTGGGTATCGGGAAACATGAATCCTCGTGCTGGTCGGTAGATCGGGTTCGTGCTGCTCACCTGGTGAGCTCTTGTTGCGTCTCGTGCTGCTCGCTTGCGCGGCCCGTACTGCACGGCAGGCCCTGTTTCGCGGCGGATGCCTTGGGGACATCCTGAGTGCATGACGAGTTCTGGCCGCGGGCGGAGCGTCCAAGTCCGCGAGGCAAACAAGGCTCGCGTCGAGGTTCGTCAGCGCGAGTTGCACGCGAAGGCGCGTCTTGTCGTCGAGGTCCTGTTCCAACTCCGAGAGCAGCCTGCGCCGCATCAGTTGCAGCATCGTCTTCGCGGCTGCCCCAAGTGGCAGAAGCAGTGCGACTTCGCCGGGCGTCAGAACTACCGCGCCAGTCTTCGCCTGCGCCCCGGCCTGCTCACCGCCGAGCAGCGCTCCGAGTCGACCGTTGGAGAGCCCGACAGAGGCCTCCGATATCGCCTGAACGGTTGCCTCACGGGCGTAGATCCGCGAGGCGAGGCGCAGCTTTCCCAACGTCTTCGCTCGCAGTGGAGGAAGCTGAGCGGGGCGAGGTACGGCAGCCACTTAGGCCACCTTCCGAGCGGCAGCGTTGCGAGCGGACGCCACTGCGCGACGCACCTTAGCTGGCGTTGGTCCTTCTCCTGTCCCATCGATCAACCACTCGAGGGTCATGCCCAAGACCTTTGCGATGCGCGAAGCCGTGCTCGCCTCAAGGTTCTCTCGACGGCCAGACTCGATCATTCCGACATGTCCCTCGGACAAGCCAGCCAATCGATCCAGATCTCGCTGAGACAATTCGCTGAGGGCCCGCGCTTCCTGAACTCTTTGGGAAACCATGATTACCATGGTTAGCGCATTGTTAGCGGATGTCAATAACCACGGTCAGCGCCAACTAAAGTTGTCACCGTGCGAGCATCAAAACGTGGAAACGTACGGTCAGCGCGTCCAATGGCTCATCGACAACGTCGCCTCTGGAAACGCCAGAGAGTTGGGGCGCCGAGCTGGACTCAAGAACGAAGGGAACATTTCGGTGTTCATGCAGCGGTCGCGACTTAAGCCATCGGCGAAACTTGACCCTGAGAGCATCGACCTTTTCGTGCAAAATCTCGGTGTGCGACGAGAGTGGCTTATGACCGGTCTTGGCCCTCCACTGCGCGAAGGCGAAGAACTGGAGCCAAGCCCGTTGGGGTTTAGTCCCGATGCCACAACTACCCGGACTGGGCCAGGTCGATGGCAGCGCTACGCCGAGCGTTATTGGCAGTTCTCCGCGCAAGCGACCGTGGCGCTTGCGCGAGGCATTCCACCAGCCGCCCTCGATGCAGCCTCAGACTACTTGGGGGCGCAGAAGGGAGACGGCCCGACCGAGGCCGATGCGAGCGAAGCTATCAAGCGTTACGCTCGGCAGATCGCGGCTGAAGAGCCAGCGGGCCATGAGGCAAGCGACGACGAGTTCGAGGTACCGAAGACGATGGCCAAAAAGGGGAAACGATGAAGTCAGCGAACGTGTGGGTGGTAGGGCTGCTGGTCTTTGTGGGGATCATGTGGTTCGCCCTTGGGTCGAAACAGTCGAAGTC